GCGGGGGGAGGGGGCGGAGGTGGCGGCGGGGGTTTCGGGATCGGCTTCGAGCAGTCGCCGTTCGGATGTGCAGCGATCAGCGTGCCGTCTTTGCAGTACGTGGCATGCGCGGTGCCCACGGACGCCATGAGCAGAGCGAGCGCCGCGAGTCTTTGTTTGTGCATGATGGGTTCCTCCTAGCAGTTGCCAGACAGTTGGAGAACGTCAGCCGAGCGCAGCTCCCTTGAGCTTTGCCATGGCGCGGACGCGGAAACGAACACCTGCGGGCTTGACCCACGCGGGTTTGGACGCAACGGCCTTGACCTCGACGCCGCCGAAGCCCTTGACGAGTTGGCCCTTCTTGATGGCCGGCATCTTCTTCGCCGGAGTCCGCTTCAGCGTGATCTTCAGCAGACCCGGCAGCAGGAACGTCTCGACGGACTTCGGCGCGAGCGAGCGCATCAGCAGCCGCTCTTGCGCGTTGAGGAACGCGACGACATCACGGCGCTCCCAGTCCAGTTCGTCCACGTAGTGCTGGATCAACTGGCTCTTGTTCAGCAGCGTCTTCAACGGCTTGACCGCCTCGGTCGCTGCCTTCTTGGCGCGCTTGACGACGGTCTTCACCTTCTTCACGGCGACACGTGCGGTAGCCTTGCTGGCGGTCTTGACCAGGGGCTTCGATTTGGCTTTCTTCTTCAACATGGGATGTTCCTTCAAGGATGGACGATGGTGCCGGCTGTCGGGATCGAACTGACGACCTTCCGCTTACAAGGCGGGTGCTCTACCAACTGAGCTAAGCCGGCGATGCACGAACTGTGCGATACGAAATTAGCTGGCGCAGCGCCAACCGTGTTTTACTCGTGTTTTCTCGTGGTTTGTCCTTTCAGGTACGTTGTTGGAGGAACCGGCCGAATGCTTGCAGCGTCGCCAAGTTGTGCTGGACGTCCCGCGCTGCCGTGTGCGCAGCATCGTCAACGTCTCTGCCCGTACCCAGCGGGAGCTTGCGGTATAGCGTGCGCAGGTCCAGTTCGGCCTTATGCTTCCACAGGTCCTTCTTGGCAAGGAACTGGTCACTGAGGGTCGCCAACACCGAGTAGTCGAAGCTCGACTTGTTGATCCACAGTTCGTCCAGCGGGAACGCCAGTTCACGAAGGTCCGCAAGCACCGAACCCGGCGGTGCGGCATCCGCGCAGTTGAGCCTTGCGTTCAGGTCTTCGTACTTGCCGAGGGCCCAGGTGACGGTGTTCGGGTCGATGAAGCGGCCTGCTGCCACCTGCGGCCAGATTTCGATGTGCCACAGCCACGTTTGCGCGCTGTGGGCCCTGTAGTAGGCGTCAACATCGGCGACGAGCAGCGCGACTTCGTACACCACCGCGTTGGGACGCACAGCGAGGGTTTCACAGTCCACGGTGCCGATCTTGAGCACGGTCTGCACGGGCTCCGTCTCGTAGACGACTCCCGGGTGATCCCCGTTCTTCAGCGTGATTGGCGTAACCATCAGCCGAACGCCTTGGGCAGCAGTTGGACCACGCGCATACCGAAGTACGCGATGCCGCCGAGGCAGAAGCCGACGGCGATAGCTTGACGCAGGGTCAAGCTCGAAAGGAAGCGTTTCATACGTTCTCCAATGACGAACGGGCCAGGGTCTGTCTTAGCACCCTGGCCCGTGGTTCTCGATCAGCGCTTGCGCTTGCTCGCGGCCACCGGGATCGCCGCCGGCGACGCGGCCGGCAGCACCGGCATCGGCGACGGTGCCGTGGTGGACACGGCTTTCGCCTTCTTGCCGGGTTTCGGCATCTTCACCTTGGCCTTGGCCGCGCGCTTCTCGTCACGCGCCTGCTTGTCCGCGATCTTGGCGCGCAGCCGGAGTTCGATGCGCGCGAGCGCTTCGCCGTGCAGGCTCCGCAGCAGCGAGTGCACGCCGGACTCGACGTCCTGGAGATTCATGGCTGCCATGGCCTTGTCCAGCGCTTCTTTCAGCTTCTCGACGGTCTTCGCGTCGTCGAACTTGGTGGCCTGCTTCTCCACGGTGGCCGCCGCTGTGCGCAGCGTCTTGACCATCGAGGCCAGCGTCTTCTTCATGTTCTTCGTCGTTGCCATTGTCATCAGTCCTTCTTGAGGTTTTCGCGGCTTTTGATCCCGGAGCCGCGAAATGCCGGGTTCTGGTACAGAAAGTGTCGCACTTCTGATCCCAGGTGAGCGAATGAGTTGCCTTCCACGTGGATGTGCAGCGTGCTGGTGTCTCGCACGATGGAGAGCCCGCTTCTGGTGTCCCACCGGTCCACGACGGTGATCGTCGAGAATTCGCCGAGGTCGGTGAGGTTGACGATGGCGTCGAGCACGGCGTTCACCGTGTAGAACCGGCGTACGCCTCGGTGAGCCAGATGTATGGGGACCGCGTTCACGGTCATGGCGTAGCGCATGCCGTAGTCGAACTGCTTGGCGATCAGCAGCAGGCTGCCGACGATGATCGCGGCGTACCCGAGAATCAGATACCAAGGCATGTTCGCACTCCGTTGCTGAGACACAGATAAACGATGGCGGCAACCAGCACGAGGTACACCGCGTAGGCGAGCCCCACGTGTACCGCCATCTGCTCGCGGTCCAGCGGCAGGATGGCCTTGCGACCGTACAGCGCAGCACGCCACACGGATACGAGGCGGAAGAGAAAGAACACGGCGATCAGCAACGCTGAGGCCCAGGTGAGAACTTGGTGCATGTGACCCTCGAATGTGGAAGAGCCCGAGTCGGGTATTCCGATTCGGACATACGTTGATCGAAGCCGAACTTGACCCAGGGACTGGCGTCTTCGACTGCGGAACACGCGGCATCGGACGCTTCCATGCTCACGCCCTGAGCGGCGCAGTACATGGCGGCGAGGGCGCGGCCCAACGCGACTTGCTGTTGCGGCGTCGCCACCGCTCAGTCCCCCTTGGTTTCCAGTTCGACGGTGAACTGGAGTTCGCAGCCGCCCGTCTGCGACATCCGAGTGAAGAAGTCGCGGTCGGGCACCGCGCCCGCGATGAGCACGAGGGCTCGCTGGTGCATGGTGTCGGCCACGTCCTTGGAGACGACAGTGACGACGGAGGGCGCGTTCGTCGTGTGCACAGCCATCATGATCTGATGCGCCCGTCGCGCGTCCACGGCGAAGCACTCGTTCAGGACTTCCGTGACGAACCTCGGGTTCGTGGAGCCGTCGTTGTGCAGCAGCACTGCGTACATGGGCGGCTTGGCCGGGGTTTCCTCGCGCACGGTGTCGAGTACCGGCGGACGGTCGATCACGGTGGTGTCACCGGGCACGGCGTTGCCGAAGATGCGTTCTGCGTTCATGATGATCCTCAATCGTTCTCGACCGTCAGGCCGAAGTGTTGAACAGTGTGACGAAAGTCCTTCTTGGAGCACCCGAGCAGAATGGCTCGGAGCACACGCTCTTGGTGCTCCATTTGGGCCTTCAGCTTCTCCAGTTCCCCGGCATGGTAGTCCGGGCACGAAGTCAGCAGGTGATCGACGATCGGCCCACGGTCGTCGAGGTCCACGCGGTTGTCGCCGCGCAGTGATCTGATTAGCGTTGTTGCCATGGCCTCACCATGTGGTTGAGACGAAGAACAGAATCTCGTCGGCGTACCGACGAAGACGAAAGCGAAAACCCGTAGCCAGCGGCGGCTCCCTTGGTGGCGGTTTGCCGCCGGCAGCTACGAGTTCGGCGTCGCGGCGTGCCTGCTCGGCGAGCTTGGTGTCAGCGGCAGCTTTCGCCACCAGGTCTTCCCACACCCAACACCCTTCGTGCGTGAACGGGAAGCTCCGTGGCGCACGGGTGATACCAGTGACTTCGGTGAGCCCGTCCATCGCACGTTGCACGTCACGCTGCGTCAGCGCGTTGCGGTCGTACTTGATTTCCGCACTGTGCGTGCTCCCGGGTATCACGCGGTTGTCGTTGTCGTACCGAGCCTGGAACCTTCGACGAATCGGTCGAACTCCGGTGCGGTGTCCGAGTCGTGCTTCGAGCACGGCGGTGACCTCCTCGACGGTCAACGGCTTTGCCATCGCCCGTACATCGTCAGCGGTCTTCGGCCTCGACGGCGGTACGTCGATCACCGGGCGTGGACCACTGTTCTTTCTTGTCAGCTTGCGCATGATTCTCCTTGTCGCTGGAATTTCCAAGTTGCATTGTCTTCCGGGTTTCCAGCATTGACCCGTCGGCAACCACAGTTTACCACAGTCCGGCTACCGTAGCAAACCGAACTTGGTGAGAATCGCCAGGGCTCTGCCGTAGTCACACCCGGTATCTGAGCGGAACGTCAGCAGGTAACGGTCGGATTCCGAAGCGCCCATGTTGAAGTCGTGGTACACGTCGGTGTTGAACAGGATCGCCCCGTCTTCCACGCAGAACGTCCGGGTGCATGCCGGCTCGCGTAGCCCCGGCGTGTTCAACTCCAGTTCACGGGAGACCACGAGGTCGCCACGCTTGAGGTTCACACGGGGCGCATCCGACATGGTGGCTTCGGCGTACCACGAGGTCCGGCAGTCGTTGACGGAGCCCGTGCTGAGCACGTAGTTGATGCCCATGCGGAGACTGCCGCCGTCTTTGTGCGGACGGTAGTAGTAGCCCGGCGAGGTCACGAACAACTGCACGAACTTCGGTACGAGTCCGAACTCCCGACCACCAGGGATCTCCGCGATCATCGCTGAGGCCACATCGTCCGGGTACGAGAACTTGCGGAAGCCCGGCCGTTCGTATTTCAACGTGCGAGGCCCAGCAGCGAGTTCACGGATCACGTGCTCTCGTTCATGGTGGAACACACGGTAGTATGAGTCAGAGGTCATGATGTCTCCTTAAGCGATGCGTGCTCTGAACCAGGCCATCGCGTCTTTCATGTACTGCACACGAGCAGCACGAAGTTCCGGGTCGCCCCGGTCGGACACGTAGATCACAGGGCCGTTCTCCATTTCGATCTGCAACACGTGGATGCTGACACACAGCCACGAGAGGCCGAACAGGTAGCGTCCATCCGTGTACGTGCAGACTCGACCCTCTCTCCAGTACCGAAGCCCTCGGTACGCGGCCACGAGTTGTGCGCGCAGCACGCGCCAGGGCCGGATCATGTAGTAACCGTCCGGGATCGCCGGTACGTGCTTCACTGCCATACGTTGCTCCTCAGGTGATGACTGGAATCGGGTCGGCCTCTCGAATCTCGATGCGCACGACTTCGCGGATGGAAACCCGCTCGCCTTGAATGCTCTTGCGCGTAGCCACCGAGAACCGACGCGAGAACGGCAGTTCCAGAGGCGTCCACGACTCGGCGGCGATGGCAGCCACCGTCTTGGGCAACAGCGTGGCGCACACTTTGGGGTGCACCGTTTTGAGCAACTCGTCCAGGGTGATGCCCCGGGGTCGCCTGTACTCCACCACCCGGGAATCGCTCTCGCCCTCTTCTTCGTCGCCGAAGACTACGCGGTCCACGTTCAGTTCGATGATGATGCGCATGTTCAGGCCCTCCGAGCCAGTTGGATTTCACGAGCGCGGTCAGCCACTCGCTTCTGCCTGAGCTTCAGAGCTTTGCGCTCCGCCGCGTCGAAGTCCTTGCGACGGAACTTGCCGAGCACGCCGACTCGGATGTGCACTGGAGCCTGCTTGCGATGCACGCCGTGGACCACGAAATGAAAGCGTATGCCCTCGGGCGTCACGCGGTCCACGAGCGTGACGCCGGCGTCGGGCTTGCACTTGCAGTCGTACACCGGACGGTGCTTCTCTGCGTGTGCGGTTGCCGCGTCGAATGCCGGTTGCACGCCTCCGTACTTGGAGTCCGAGAAGAAGGCGTTGTGCTCGGGTGCAGCCTTGAACCGGACTTGCCAGCCGTTGAACTTCTCGGAAGTCACGCGGCTGACGTTCGTTGGTATTGAGAACCATTCGCTGCCCACGCGGAGCTTGCGGTAACGAACGGCGATCACAGCCAGGCCTCCGCCAGCGCCAGGGTTTCGTAGAGCGCGGGTATGCCCTTCTCGCCGGCGAACGCCGTGAACGTCCTGCTGTTGGTGTCCACGCGGATGCTGATGTACCGCAGAGAGGCAGACGACGACGGCCACTGTTCCGTGCTGGACAGCCGGCGCACGACTTCCGCGAAGTGGTGCAGTAGGTCTAGGGGCAGCCAGCGATTATCCGAGGCTGCGATCTTCAGCGGAGCCAGCAGCGTTTGCAATTCGCAATCGTGCAACAGCCGTTGAAAGTCCCGCTCGGTCATGGCTTCTTCGAGCTTCGTCGCGGTGGTCACCGGGCTGCCATTGCGTAGCCCTTCGTAGTAAGCGTAGACCTCATCGCGGGTGCGTGTCTCGCCCTCGACCAGGTGGAAGTGCGACTCGACGAGAATCGCAATCGGATCAGCGTTTGCCATGATGGCCTTTCAGCAAGAGAACAGGTAGTGGAAATTACCCGGATGGTCCGGGCACGGATGCGGGTTGGCCTCGCCGGAACGGAACGTCGCATCACTCGACGGCGCCCACTGCGACCTCACACCTGTCGGGTGCTCGGTGTTGAGCCGCACGGTGGCCTCTTCGGGTTTCAGACACGTGCACACGCTGGCGTAGCACAGCCCGACGGAGTACGCTTCAAACTCCATGAACGCCTCCGCAACGGTGGATCACGGAGTTCAGGAGCCCTGGCGCCGGCGTGAACCCATGCCGGACGTACCACGCACACAGTTCTTCCGTGCTCGGGTTCCCAACTCCGTAGCTGTTGATCGGACACCAAATGCCTGCGTTGTGCGCCGTGGCAAGTCCGATCACGGTGGTCAGCAGGTTCGAGCCGATGCCCTGACGGCGTGAGCCATGCGGTACGATGATCCGGTTGAAGAACCAGATGGGGCGGCTCCAGAACGGGTCTTCGAGGTCCAAGGGGAAGCCGAGTTCGGCATTCGATTGGTACACGCGCGTGGCGTCTTCACGGCCCGTCGTGTACACCGTGAGGTCGGCCGACGCGATGTGCGCGACACCGACTTTGACGTACGCGGAGACGCTGCGGTCTACGACAGAGGCGACGACTTTCATTGGATGCTCCCGAACGTCGCGGCCAAGAACGACAGCACATCGGCCTTGGCGCGTTCACGTGACTCCGGGTGGCCGCCTGCATGCCGCGTTGCCGGAGTCATGCACGCACGCAGGTACTCTTGCAACTCGTTGCCCCGGTACTGCTGGCCGGTCTTCCAGTTCACCGAAGTGCCGTAGGCGACATCGGTTTCCGTCGTGCAGTCCGTCATGGACTGCGCACGGAACTCGTGGTACGGCCCGAGAGCATCGAAGCCGTGGCCGGCGCCTGGGTACGTGACGAGCTTGAACCCGGCCTTGGGGTAGTATTTGCGCACGAGGTCTGCGCAGTGCTCGTTCGGCGTCCAGTCGTCGGCGTCCCCGTTGAGCATGAGCACCGGCGCGTCGTTGCGGTTGCGGGAGTCCACAATCGCCGACGAGCACGAGAAGTACAGCGGAATGTGCGCGACGAACTTGCGCGTGGTCACCGCCTCGGCGAATCGGTTGATCCACGTGAGGTACGCGACGGACGCGCCGCGCGAGAAGCCCATGATGGCGATGCGCTTCGCGTCAATCCGGGGGTGCGTCGCCAGCAGATCGAGAGCCTTCAGCGCGTCCACCGTCTGCGACGCCACGGACACGGAGAAGAAGTTGCCCGTGTACGTGTCACGCACGCCACGGCCCGTGTAGGTGTCGATCACGAACGCAGCGATGCCAGCAGCGTTCAGCGTGTCGGCCCACACGCGGAAGTCTTTGCGCAGCACGCCGTCGCTGCCGTGAACGATGATCACGGCGGGCACCTTCTGGCCGTCAGCGACCACCGGCATCTTCAACGTGCCGTGCACGACGACGGGTTCACGCTGCGGGTACCGGAGTGCCTGGAAGTCCGGCACCGAGAACGAGTTGAAGTAGATGCGGCCTGCGGACTCCGCGTCGAGCGCCGTGACCGGAGCAGTTGCCGGCGCGGGAGCCAGTTCGGGTTCGACGGCGTGTGCCATCACGGATGCCAGTGCAAGCACCAGCGACATGAGAATGCGGTTCATAGCGGCCCTTCGTAGCCAAGGTGGATGGTGGTGGCCCACTCTGAGTGGGAGATTCGGAGTTGCTGTTGCGTCAGCGCAGCGAGGTCGCGCACGCTCGGCTCACGTGTGGTCACGGCGTCCCCGAGCATCAGCGCGGTACGAACTCGGTGGAGTTCGACACACAGGGGTTTGAAGCCCGGTGGTTTCACGGCGCGCAGCTTCTGTTCTTCGGCCGCGAGCGCGATTGCCAGCGCGCAGACGATCAGGCCCTTGCGCGCCGGCGTTACCGGTGGCCGGTGATCTTCGCGTTCGAGCCAGGCGCGAAGTTGGGTTTCGTGCAGTTCCAGGTACGGCGTGCCCGAGTTCACGTACACGTTGAGCATCGGCCCTACGAAGCAGATGCGGATGTCAGCCCTGGTGCCGTAGTGCATCAACAGCCACGTGTACAGTTGGGTAAGCAACTCGCTCATGGTGCCTCCACAGTGAATCGGGCTTCACGCTTCAACAGCCGGAACAACTCGAACGCGAACTCTTGCTTGGACACGGCAGCCGTGCACGAGAGCAACAGGTGCAGCCCGGTGCATTCTTCACCATGGACCACCACGGGCTCGTTGAGCACAGTGTTCGCGTAAGCGAGGTCGAACAGCGCGTCGTAGTCGAAATCGTACACGAGGCGCCCGGCGGAGAACTCGGGCTTCACTGCGAAGCTCAGCGTGCGGTACAGCCCGTTCATGATCGCGTGCTCGATGTTTGCGCGCGGCACCGTCGTCGCCACGTAGCTGGACATGGGTTTGCCTGCCAACGTGTGATGCCACCAGCGTGCGTCGAACTTCCCTTTGTTCACGGTGACCGTGATCTTCATCGTCATCTCCTTTTGTGAGCGCCAGTGCGCTGCTCCTTAAGCTCGTCGTCTGACAGGTACTGAATGCCGCCCTTGTTATACGCCTGCCCCGTGCGAGCGGCCAGTGCTTTCTTCTCGGCACGCAGCGGATCGACCACGGGTTTCACCGCGACGCCCATTGATCTGGAACCGACGACGAGCTTGGCTTTTGTCGCTGCCAAGTCGTCGTCGGGCTCCACGCTCGCAGCGACCACGGTGATGCCCTTCGCTTTCGCACCGCGTTCCAACGGACGGTCGTGCTTCGCTAGTAGTTGAGCCCACGAGTCAGCGAGTTCACGCTGCTTCGCATTGGGCTTCTGCTTCTTGCGACGACCACGAGGCGCCTTGATGATCGTCACTGCGCCCCCGCGTCGAGTTCGGCTGCCAGCCGCGAAGCCGCCCGTTGCATGAGCGTGCGCGCTGCGCGCTCGGAACCACGGACACCGGTCTGCGCCCACGGCCAAAACACCGCGACGGAGAAACTGCGGGGGTGCGAGCGCGGAGGCAGCACCTGCGTGCTCACCGCGCCGAGTTCGGTTGCTTCGGCTGCCAGCGCTTCTGCGACCTTGCGCGTGCCGAGGCACCAGAGCTTCGTCTTGTGCACGCCCTTGTCGGCGCTGGAATTCACGAAGATCGCGGGAGCGCGACGGCCATGCTTGATGGCGAGTGCGCGGGCCACCGTCGTCCACGTGTCAGCGTTGTGCAGTCGCTTCACGAGCCTTGCCGTCTCGTCCACGGTTTCCGTAGCGGGTTCGGGTTCGGGTGCTGCCGTTTCGCCCGGTGCGAGCACCACGTACGACTCAGCACGGAGCAGACGCACGGCGCGCGCCAGTTCGTCCTGGTGTTGCGCATCGTCGAACTCACGTTCATCGGTCACCGCTGCGTCCACCAGCGGACGAAACAGCGGGGCCAGCGCCACGAGTTCCGCGAGCACCGGCGACTTGTGTGCGGTCTTGCCGTAACGGGCGACCTCGTCTTCACCCTCGAAGAACTCGTGGAGGCTGGTCAGAGCGTTCACCGTCGTCAGCCCCGTGCAGCGAGCTTGGAACAGCCGGAGGCGTGCGTCATCCGGCACGAGTTCGGCGGCCTCGTGCTCCAGTTCGTACTGCTGGAGCGTCGCGTATATCTCGGCGACATCGGCGGGCACCGCCATGGACCGTGCCGTCGGGCCCCACTGCTCGATCACGGAAGTCATGATCTTCGTGGCCTCGTAAGCATCGAGCACGACGCTGCCGGTGAACGGCACAACGAGCTTGCCGTGCTTGACGCCGGCCTTGGATTTCTTGGACTTGGGTTTGCGATTGGCGGCCATGATGGCACTCCAGAGTTGATATTGGTGTTCAGCAGGGGCCGTAGCCCCCGCCGGTCTTACTTGGCCTTGGCCGGTGCGGCCGAAGTCGGCTTCTGCACGGTGTAGCCCAGCCGCTTCAGCATCTTCACGGCGTCACCAGCGCGCTCGGCGTCGCGCTTGGCCTCACGCTTCTTCTGATCCACCACGTAGGCGTCCAGCAGCGGCTGAAGTTCTGCGTACACCGGCACGAGCACGGGGTCGATCACGGCGCGCAGCGTTTTCGGCATCGAGTAGTCGTACGGGTACTCGCTGGCGATGAAGCCGATGGCCTCGTGCAGGTCGTCGCGGTCGTCCACGTTCACGAGCATCGGCGGCTGCGCGAGCACGGCGGCGAGCACCGCCTTGTAGTGGCGGATCACGGCCTCGTCGGCCATGTCGTCCACGAGTTCGCTCGCGCCGTCGATGCGGTGCTTGCGGAACGCCTTGAGCATGTCTTTGGGCATGCGGTCGTCGAGAATGCAGCACAGTGCGCCTCGCATGGAACTCATGTCCATGCTCGTGTGCACGATCACGGGGATCTCGACTTCGACTCGTTGCTGCTTGATCTTGATCTTGCGGTTGCGGTTGCGTGCCATGATGGCTCCTAGGTTGGTGGTATTGTTGCCGAGTAACGGACTCGGCGGCCGGTGATCTTCAGGCGCTCGCAGATGCGGCGAGCGTGGCTTTCGACGCCTTGGCGGCTGCGAAGTTGTAGCGAGTCTTCGCACGCTCCAAGTCGGCTTGCGCTCGGGCCAGCGCGCGCTGTGCCTTGCGCTTGTTCTCCGCGACGACTTTGGCCTTGACGGCTTGCACGTACGTTTCGAGCCGGAGCCGCGCCGCCTTGTACACGGCGACTTCGGCTTCGGTGGCCCGCCGGTACTTCGCTTGGGTCTGCACGCGGAGTACGTCACCGAGCTTGGCCGTCGGCCCGTGCTTCGCCACGAGGTCCGCGAGCTTCAGGTCGGACTTGAGCAGCTTGTCGCGCGTCGTGCCCGGCTTGTCCACGATGAACACGTTGCGGCCGACTTGGCGGAACTTCGAGCGGTACTTGAGCATCGCTGCGGGTATCGCCTTGTAGGTGCCTTCGACGTACACGGTTTTCCCGTAGCGGCTGAGCCGCGTGAGTCGCACGTTGGTGCTTCGCATGTGATTTACCTCTTTATCGTTCGATGGGTTAGCGCGGAGTTCAGTGGCCCGAGCGCGGGTCGTACTCCAGGGTGAAGCCGGCCTCGGCCAGCAGCGTGCGCACGATGTCGAGTTCGGCGTCGGTGGGCGGCCGATTCGCGTGGCCCACGACATGACGGCACACGTTGTCGGTGCCGACAGACAGTGCCAGCCCGAACGGCGTGTCTTCGGCCGCGACCGCGAACACGCGCATGCCCTTGCGTTGAATGAACGTGCGGAACTGCGGATGTTCCAGCGCGTTGCGCATGACGCGGCCGGCTTCGGCCTGCTGCGCGTCGTCGAGTTCGGTCATCTTCACTTTCGATCTCCTGCAATGTACCGGTCAACGTGACCGGCGCCGTGTTCCGGGCCCACACCGTGTCCGTGGGTGTAGGACGCCTGCTCTTGCCACTCGCCACAGTAGAAGCACTGCGCATCGGGTTCCGGGTGCCCGCACTTGGGGCACCGCCGAGTTCCGTCGGCACGCAGTGCGTCCACGACGAACCAGCGGATGTCCGCGCCGATGCCCCACGCGACCTTGACGCTTCGATCATCTTGGCCCGGCACGAACGGCGAGCTATAGATTTCGAGTTCGGGTGCGGTCACAGTGGCAGGCACGAGCCCTGCGCGATGCAAGTACGCGATGAACGTGGCGGCGCCCGCATCCGCGTCACCAGCATTGAGATACCCGTAGGCAGCACTGGCGTGCTGTGCTTCGTTGATGACAGTTCCGTTCTTCATAGTCGCCTCAGTGCAGAACTCGGCGCGCGATCATCGTCAGCGCCTTGATCTTCGTGTTCGGATTCCGAGTCCGGTAGAACTCGGAGCGTGCGGCAGCGTCACAGACTGCCTGTTGCGTGCAGTGAACATGCACTGTGACGATCACCGCCTGGGGTGCTACGTCCGCGATGTCCACCACGTACGTGACTTCGTGACGGGGCCTCATTTGCGAACCGGCATCGGCCGAGTTGCCGCAAAGCCGCCTTCGGGAAACTGCTGCGTGGTCGGAAACGGAACTTGCGTTACCGCGAAGCCCCCAACGTGCAGCGGCGGCTCGATGCCGTCACGTCCGCCCGTGCGGCTGTCGTTCGCAGCGCGTTCGACCGGCGCCGGCGGCAGCCTGGATTCGGCCATGCGAAGTCGGAGCTTGGTGGCCTCCAGTTGTTGCTTCACGATGTCCAGTTGCTTCACGACGCCGGCGTGCGCGTCGCGCCCGGCAGACACGCGCAGCTTGAGCATGCGGTTGTCGTTGCGCGCCTGCACGAGACGAAGTTGCAGCACGACGATGATGACGAAGGCAGCAGCGATGCTGACACCCATGAGTGAAATGATCCAGTACATGACTCTCCTTGTGGCCGAAATTTCCAAGTTCGTGTCGTCCGGTTTTCGGCGCTGCGACCTTCCGACAACCACATTTTACCAGAGAAAATGCGGGTCAGCAAGTGAATTTTTCACGGGTTTCCACCGGGTTTTCGAGCGAACTTGGCGGGGTTGAAGCAAGGCGCTTGAAACGTGCGACGCGCCGCAGTAGCGCGGGTCTGAAGAACGCCAGGAGGTCTGCATACTCAGGCCACTTGGCCTCGAAAGCCAAGAGTTCAATCTCGATGTACCTGATGTCATCTTGCACAGTGAAGCTGCCTAGAACAGGTTGCATCGACTGGACCATGAGGAGCCAGCGCATGCAAGGTACTCGCTTCAGTGAGCCAGGCAGGTCATGTGTGTGATGCAGCACGATGTGGTAGGCCAGCGTGATGATGGTTCTCACAGGCTCTTTCGTGTTCAACTTCGTGAACAACGCAGTCAGACAACGGTTGAGCAGTGCAGCTTCCTCATACCAGCGTTTGCGTTGCTCACGTTCAGCCTGAGTGAACGCTGCCGCATAGCTGGCACGCCCCGGACCCTTCTCTGGAAGGCGCGATAGTAAAGCCCCGGACTCAGAAAGGTAGAACCTTTTGGGGAGCTTGCGATCATTGACATCCGGCACCTTGGACACGTAAGGGACCTGAACATTGACAAACGCATCCGGACTGGTGGTCTTAGGCCATCGAAGATGCAATTCCGGGGGTCCGATTCCGACTTCAGGGGGCACGCAGCCTATTCCATGAACCATGTAGAAGTAGTCTACGGACTCCCGAGAATTGACGTACAGCACAGGTCAGGCCTCCATACTGAACGTCGCAAAGCTGTAGCTAGGCACATTGACGCGGATGTACGTCGGACGCACATACGGAGAGAGTCGCGCGCCCGGGTCACGATACAACCCACGTGTGCCATCAAGCTCTTTCAACTGGTTTGTTCCCGCAGCGCTGTTTCGGTACCTGCGTTCCAGTGGAACTTCCAATGAAACACGACGGCCACTTTCAGCGTGATGCCACACGACCTGGGCCACAACCTCGAACAGCGTTATCTCCGGGCTTTGCGCACCGTAGGGTACCTCACGCTCGATGACTTGCCATTCCAAAACGGGAGCCAGCAATGTGAATCTGTCATCGAACAGCACGGGCTTCAGACTGCTCTGTGTGTCAATGCGTGGTTGCATGCCGGCGAAGCCAATGGAAGAATGGTTGACCTTCGGGCCGCGTCCATACACGTGGACGACACCTTCTTCTTTCATCGGCAGATCGTCCCAGTCGTCCAAGTCGCCGAACCGGTCACGGTTGCCCGCGAAGTCCAGTACCAAGCAGACCTTGTTGGGGAACATACGAATGCCGCGACCTACCGCTTGCACGTAGGTGCCCTTGAACGTGTAGGGTCGCAACAGAACCACGCAGTCTATCGCGGGGAAGTTGTACGACGTGGACAGCATGTTCACGTTTATCAGGTACGTGAGTTCCCCGCGCTCGAACGCGGCGATCACATCCGCATTCGTTTCCGGTGTCTTGTAGCTGACGAGCCCCACTTTCAATCCACGCTGCTTGCACAAGAACAATGTGTGCTCAGCATGGGAAGTGTTGATGCAGAAAATGAGCACGTGCTTGTGCGCGGCACCGGGGACCGTAGTAGCGGCGACAAGTTCCGTGATCTGTTCGTTGAGGATTGCCAGCGCGGGCCTCAGCGTCAGCGCATCCACCTTCTGATCGTAGTTCTCCTGCTCGCGCTCGTTCAAGTCTTGCAGACTCAGCACTTGCTCTCGCGTGAGGCTGTGGTTGGCCTTCAGCGGACGGATTGGCGACAGGTGATTGAGCTTCACGCACTCACGGATCGTCGGGCCTGTGATCTGACGAGTGAAGAATCCGCTTCCGCCCGCAATCGGACCTGTGTCGAAACGATACGGAGTGGCGGAGAAGCCAATGATGCAGGCTTGCGGATGAGCGCTGAAGATCACTCGATAGTCAGAGTCCGCGTGAAACGGTACACGGTGCGCTTCACTGAGGATGATCGCACCGAAGTAGTTGCGCGGGTATTTTTCGAGAATGCGTCGTTGGGCCTGTCGCGTCCACGACAGAATTCGCTCACCGGAAGGGCACTCTGTAGCCAACGCTATGTTCTGATCCCGATCGCGGGTCCAATCAGTCAACGTCAGCACGGGCTTATCGGTACGTGCGATCATGTACTCGCACACGTACTGCATCATCACGCCCTTTCCCGTACCTGTGGGAGACACGACAACGGGGTGATCTTCTGCATCCAGACTGCCTCCGTGGTACAGTTGCTGGAGTAACCGTTCTTGGAAAGGCCAAAGTGTTTTCATATGCGGCTCTCAGTTAGGCGCCGTTGTGATTAGCAACGGCGCCGTTGCTCACGTCACATCGCGTAGAAGCCGGGGATCAGCCGCTCGCGGATGGTGCTCCAGCGTTCCATGTTCGGGAACTTGCCCTCGAAGTACGCATCACGCAGTTCGCCCAGCTTCTCCTGGTCCGGCGTCTGCATGTCGTACGCCACGAAATCCGAGCCTTCGCGCTCGACACGGATGTAGCCGCGCAGACTGCGCTTCATGTGGTCCTTGTCGGTCTTGGGGTCCTTGAACATCGGCACCTGCTGACCGTTGATGATCGAGTTCGTGGCCTTGTACGCATGGTTGTACGTGTCCCGCGACACCAACTGGTAGGTGTAGCTGCCGATGCCGTACACCATGTTGGACGAGCAGAAGCCCCCGTCGAACATGCGCTGGTTGATTTCGGTGCCACGGGCGAGGTTGATGGCGTCCCCGTAGATGCCGCCGACATGCGGGTCGAGCAGCCAGTGCCCGGTCTGCGTGCGATGCGTCGCCGTCGTCTCCGGGTCGAACACTTCGAGCATGCACCGGAGCAGCCCCTTCTGTTCCGGCGAACCTTGATCGGCATCGTCGTCACCCATCACGATCTTCACGGGGTCGCCCGAGTCCGGACGGATCACGTACTTGGCGAGTCCGAACATGTCGGGTTGCCGTGCGAGAATCGCGGGCTTCAACTGGCGCAGGCCTTCGGTCGCCATCCACCAGAAGTCGTAGCTGTCGTTCACGTGGGAGACGATGCCACGCGGGTACAACTCGGTGATGAGGCGCTTGACGAAATCGACCTCACCTTCCGGGCCGTTCTGCGTGACCACGCCGTGCTCCGTGGCCGGCACCGAGCCCCCGAGCATTTCCATGCTCGCGTCGGCCATGTAGGCCCACTCCAGATAGTCCAGGGTGGAAATGCTGTCGGTGCCGGTGAAGCACGCTGAGTGCCCGATGTCCATGCTCCCGTCGAACACGCCGGACATGCCACGGAACGCGAAGTTGTGTCCTTGCCAGCGGATGAAGTTGGCGATGCCGCCCGTCTTGTCGCAGAACTGCGTGAGCATGCGCCGGAACTCGTAGGCCGTCGTTGCGTTCGTCGGGGTTTTCCACACCTCTGATGACAACTGCGACTCGATGTACGCGGCGACCCAGGATGTCGGAGCACCGCGTGTGGACCGCACCGTGAACGTCGGCACCCGCAGGTTCACACGCGAGCCCTCGGGCAACTGCTTCACGTGGATTGGCAGGAAGCCCAGGTCGTGCAGCGCGCCGATCTGTTCGGTCGAAACCGCCTTGGGTCCGAGCGCATAGTCCATGCGACGCTGGAACCGTGCAAGCACCATAGCCTTGGGCTTGCTGAAGAAGGTCTGGTGCCAGATGGCGTGCAAGAACATGAGCTTGCCCTGGAGGCCGAGCCACACGGTCTTGCCATCCCAGTCCGGCAGCACCTGCGCGTGGCCGGCGCCGCGTGCCGTGAAGTTCAGGTACAGTTCTTCGGTGCCCGGCCGGTGTTGGCGCATGTGCCCCGGCTTGTAGAAGTCGGCCAGATGCGGCGCGAAGATGAAGTCCATCGGGTCCAGTGAATTCGGGATCATGGCTGGTTCTCCTGTTCAGGTTCGTAAGCGTAGGGGAAGACGTGGATGTTCTTCGGAACGTCGGCATCGGCGCGCAGCAGGTGCGCAACGTACACGTTGGCGAACCGCGAGGCGATCACCGGGTAGCCGGCGGAGAAGATGCCGTGCGTCACGTACAGGTCGATGCGCCCGTCGGTGAGCTTGCGCAGTTCGGCTTCGAGGTTCAGGAACGTGCGGCCGCCGTCGCAGATGTCATCAACGATCAGGAAGTTCCGGGTGCCGACGTGTTCCGCGTACACCACGGCACCGGACAGCGCACCGGTCACGGGATCACGCGACTTGTCGGCGCGGACCCACGCGAACCCGTAAGCCTTCGCCAGCGCTTCGACCTTTTTGATGGCGCCGGCATCAGGTGCCACGAGGATCGTGGTGTCCGCGAGCTTGCGAAGCAGCGGGGCGATGAAGTGCTCGACCCGCAGGTTCTTCACGTTGTTGAGCACCGCGAGTGCCACATCGCTGTGGACGTCCCACACGGTGACCGACTTGTAGCCCTGGAGGTTCACGAGGTCGCAGAACACCCGCAGGGAGTGGCTCTCGCCGACGGTGGTCACGCGATCTTGCCGGGCATACGGCAGGTACGGCAGCACCAGATGAACGGCCGCCGCGCCGAGCCTGCGCGCAGCGTCGCCGAGCATGAACGTGAGCATCACTTCGTCGGACGACCACACCGGGGCAACCACAGTGACTTCACCGACGAGTTCTTGCACGGAGAAGCGGACCCACACTTCTCCTCCTGGGTAACGGCCGTGATCGTAGTTCACAGGTCGGCCTTGTTGATCGTTGACGAGTATCGTCATGTACGCCTTTCAGTTGTTGAACACGGGGATCAGAGCGTCAGGGTCGTAGGATACCTCCATTCTGTAGCAGCGTGATCGTGCGTGCAGCCGTCAGCGGCGTCACGCCAGGGATCGCGCATAGGTTTTGGAACACACGGTTTCGCGGGATAGAGAGACGACGAAGACCGCGAGCATGGCCGACCAGCGCAAGCGCCAGAAACGCCCCTAGGGTTCTCACGTTCACGGCGGTTAGCGCAGCAAGCATGCCCTGATCCATCGGCACGTTGTCGAACCCGAGCCCCGAGCGGTAGTGCACGAAGTTCACGTGCAACGTCGTGGTGTCCCGAGCGATGGCCGTGGCATCAGCAACCGCTCGGTCGAATGCCGCAGCAGCACCCGCAGGAGCTGGCACGAACACCGCAGGTGCCACGTCTTCTGGCCTCGGCACCAGTTGTTCGGCTACGCGATTGACAACTTCGTCCGGGTCTTGCTCTGCCATGTCCTGCGCGTTGATCTCCTCTTCGTCTTCGTCGTCGTTTCGACGCACTCGGCGACCACGGTAGACACGACGACGCGGAAGCTCATCCTCGTCTTCTTCTTCGTCTTCCACTTCCTCCTCTTCTTCACCTTCGTCCCATTCGTCGCCTTCGTCTTCGTCCTCGAGTCCACGCGGGTACCAGCGAAGACCGGCTTCGGTTGCCCACGCTTGCAGCGCCGTGGTCAAAGCGTCGTCGATCTTGGCGTTGGCGAAGCCTCGGACTTGCACAACCGCGTTGTGGTCCGTTCGGACTTCAATGGTAGCCAAGGGGCGCTCACCAGCGGTACCACGGATGCTGTAGATCACCGTGTCCTTGCGTCCGAAGTACGAACGGACACAGTGGGACATCGTCGCGGACTCCGCTTCGTACGCGGGTCGCGTGTCGAGCTTCACGAGGAGCACTGGTGGGTCCACGTGGTCGAACGCCGTGGTTTCGACTACGGTGACGCCCTCGGTCAACGATGACATGAGCTTGGCTTTCGCCAACTGACGATCCCACAAGGCCACAGCGTCACGCAAGTGCGTCACGGTCATGCGGATGTCACGAGACGGCAACGTCAGCAGGTAGTCAGCCCAATGACGGTACATGTCCACTTCGTCGTCACCACCGGGCACCACCACGAACATCAGCGTGTTGTCTGCCAGTGCGGAAGCAGCCCACGGCGGCAACTCCGCAGGGTTCACACTGTGAACAGCGTTGCGTGCCACGGCCCCGATGTCGAGGTCGATGTGGCAAGCCGTCAGCGCTTTCTGAATGATCGCAAGCCAGGGGCTGCGGATTTCACGTTCGGCCATGACCGGTAGTGCAGGCCCCTCGTTCAGAAGCCAGCGACGGAACGTCGATGTCCACCAGCGCTGGACATGCGGAGCGTCCTTGTACCGTTTGGCAAACCCCGTGACCCACTCGTCAACGTCGGGGACGTTGAGTACGTTGCGCGCCGGGGTGGCGGCTGCCATACGCGATCTCCTTTCCGAGCACGTGAACAACAGTGGTCTTGACCTCACAGGCCACAGCCATGTCGAGGTTGACACCGTGGATGCCATGGTTGGGCAACAGTGCTTGACGCGCAGCGGTTTCCGAGTACCGTGTGGCCTTGCCCAGGTCCGGAGTCCAGTACGGGTTGTCCGTCATGTCGCTGAACGTCAGGTACTTGCCCTTGGCGTTGCGCAGCACATACAGTGCGCTACTCATCGTCGAGCCCCAGCAACGATCGCTGGCGCGGCGTCAGCAGCGCCAGCGCCGCGGCCTTCTCCGCCGTTTCCAAGTCCGTGGCCTCGGCGATGGCGAACGTGCAGGTCACGCGATACGGCGTAAGCACCGCGTCGTGCTTGCAGCCGATCAACGTCGGGTTGTTCAGGATGCGCAGCACCTGCGCTTCCGACAACTGAGAAGCATGCTCCAGCGAGTTCTGGCGTTTGGGCAGCCACACTCCAGAGCGTTCACCTTCGCCTTCTTCGGCTGCATACAGCAGCCCGTTCTCGTTCTCGATCACGTAGAACGTGCGTGCGTCGTCGCGTTTCCAGTTCATGTCCGAATCCTATGGTTGACGATGGTGGCACCACGGCGGGCGTCACCAGCAATGAACGAGTTCCACCAGAAGATGCCGGTCTTCCGGTTCTTGAAGTGGCCTATGACCTCGCGGAGCTTGCCGCGTGCAGCGAACACCGCCCTGATGTCCGCCGTCGTGACCAGCTTCTTCCGGCCGAGCAGCGACTGATCGTCCACGAGGAAGATGTCGAGCGTGTGATAGTCGAAGAACGGAGGCTTGTGCTTGGCCGCGCGCTTGGCGTTCAGGTTCTTGGGCGCCTTCACCGCGAGCACCGTGCGTAGGTTCCGCGTGTTCACGAGCGCGAGAGCGCGGAGCGCGACGCCGACGTCCTCCATGATGTCGTTCATCAAGAAGTCCATGAGCGTGGCTTCCGTGATGCCCGAGTGTCCGTCGCGGAGTTCGGCGGCGACCATCATCGGCAACAGAGGCCCTACGTCGGCCACGTACTTGTGCGTGTGCCCATCGAGGTAGAACACAGAGGTCTGGTTGTCACGGTGGAACAGCCCGACACCCATGCTCGGCATCCACGCCTTCATGTGGTCGATGTAGTACCAGACCACGAACGCGATTTCCGCTGGCTGTCGCAGCGTGGCCTTCAGCGCGAGGGCAAGCGGGGACACGCTGCGTTCCAAGTCCAGCGCGAGCACCAGCCTGGAACTGGACTTGGACGTGTTGATGCCCTGACTGTTGATCGGCGCGGTGTCCACGCTGTCGGGCACCTCGTACTCGAACACGACCTCGGGGAAGACCATGCGGATGTATGGCACTTGCGGCAGCAGCACCTTGGCCCGGAGGTTCCGGGGTGGTGGCAGCAGCATCTTGTGCGCGCGAAGCAGGGCGTCCATCATGTTGACGAACACTGGGGCGTCGTAGCCTGCTGTGAGCATTCTCGCCGCCATGTCCAGGCACTGTGTTGTGAAGTTCATCGGACCTCCGTTCTGGTATTTACCGTACGTTGGGTTAGCCGATGCCCACGGCTTTCCAGCCGGACTTGAGCTTGAGCACCGTGTTCTCGCCCCAGGCGCTCGCCAACGCTTCGGTCTTGAACCGCTTCGCCTGTGCCGGATCGTCGGTCACGCGCACTTTGATCTTGCCTCCGTCGTCGCGGCGAGCGTTCACGAGATACCGATCGCCTCGGCCGAGTCCATCGCGGAACACCCAGGGCCCGGTCTTGCTGGCGCGCACGCGCACGGTACCGCCCTTCAGCGCGGTCAACAACTGGATCATGAAGTCCACGTTGTCGCCGATGGTCGCGCCATCGTAAGGGAAGTTGAACCCGGCACGGTCTGCGATTTCCGTGCCGTCGGCCTTGATGATGTACTTGCGCACGCCGGCGAACTCTTTGCCGTCGGGCGCCGTGCTGATCTGCGCACGCCACACCACGGACTTGGAAACCGCGTGCTCTGCGAGCGTCCTCGCGGTCCATTCGCCTTCAGTTTTCTTCGCCATCGGAATCTCCTTCGTCTTTGTGAAATCTCGGGCCACAGTTCTCGCAGTTGGGGTCGCCGCAACCAGAACCGAGCAGGGTCAGCGCCGCCGTGAACGCCGCCGCCATGGACTCGGCAGCGACTTCGGGTTTCAGCGGCGGGTAGTACCGCAGGCACATGGTCGTGAGCCCGGGGCATGCGCGTTCGTCTTCGCGTCCGGGCTCCGCGTTGTCGTGCAGCCATCGGTAGAAGCACTTGGAGCACGACGGGGACGACCAGTCTTGCATGTCCGGCGTGACCTGTTGCTCCGTGAGGCTAGTGATCGGCGGTATCGGCATTGTCGCCTCCAGAGAGTTCGGCCAGCGTTCGCTCCACTGCCTTGCGCACTCGCGGCACCCACAGTGGAGACGCGCGGAGTTCGGTCAGCAGCGCCTCGACGTTCGGCTGGAAGCCGATCCAGACCTCGGACACCGAGGAGCTGATGACCACGATCTTGTTCTCGTTCTTCACGAGGTCGCGGGCGGCCACCTTGGACTTGACCACGAGCTTGGTCTTGCGGCCCGCGACCTTGATGCTGAGTAACCACTTGGCATCTGCCGGGTTCTTCGACCGGGTGCGCTCCAACTTGGAGAACGCAGCGTCGCCCAGGTACGGCAGCAGAGCCGTCAACCGGGCTTCCAGCGCGAGTTGCAGTTGTGACTTGTCGCTCATTCAGAGTCTCCTTTTGTTGCAGGTGCGAGAGCCGCACGGATGTCTTCGGGGGTGAGCGTGCGGGAGCTCGGTTGGAATTCTTCCGCACACATGAGCTTGTAGCAGTAGACCACGGTGGACTGCGCCTGGCCGCCGCGCACCAACTTCTGCAGCCTGGCGATGCACTCTTCGTCGGACTCCGCGTGGAACACTTCGGGTGCAGCGTTTGCGCCTGGCCGGAGTATCACGTAGTTCGGCGGCGGAGTCTTCGACTTGGCCCACGCTGCTGGAACAGCGCGCTCGGCGCCGCCAGCTTCAAACGGTGGAGGGTTGCCGCCCATGTCAGTTCTCACTGTGCTCAGCGTCGAGCACTGCAAGTTGCTGCTTCACGACATCGAGGCAGTTCTCCGCGCGGTCGATGTGCGCGGCCATCGTTTGCACTTCATCGGCCAGCACTTCGTCCGGTGTCAGCGGCCTGGTGTCCGGGTCCGTCAGCGGCCCTCGGAACACGTGCCCGATTCGAGAGCGCCACACGCCTGTGGCGATTCTCGTCTGGTAGTGCTCGGCGCGTAGTTGCGACTGGCGGGCTTCCGCCAGCGCCAGCGCCGCTCTCAGTTCTGGTCCCCTCATTTGCGACTCCTTGCTGCGAACTCGCGCAGCTTCTCTGCCACGAAATGCACACCGTTGCCCTGGTGGCACTCGCTGGCGATGTTGTGGATCAACTTGATGACCCTGCTGTTGACGCTCCCGTGCGAGCAGATCACGCACGGCCGGCTACTGCACTTGCGCTTGATGCCCGTGTCCGAGTTGTGCGGGTCCACCCACACGATGTCCAGAGTGGGCACCTTCTGCTGTAGCTCGACGCGGTGCTTCTCGAACACGCCGGCCACCGCGACCTTGAGCTTCGGGGGCAGCAGCACTTCGAGCGGCCGTTGCTCGAACTTCATGTGCGGCGGTGCCCCGGACACGTTGACGCTGATGGTCACGGGCTCCGGTTCGGCAGCAGCAGCCGCAGCCGCAGCGTTCTTCAGCGCCTGGATTTCCGCGTCGAGTTCGGTTACGAGCGTGACCAGCGCGCTCACTGTCATCGACCCACGGCCCGGCACTTGGTACTCGCGCGGCGCCATCAACGTCGTGACGAACTTGCGGAGTTCGACAGGGGAGAACGTCATGCGGCGTCGATCGGGCTCCAGCACGTGCTGCGCGCCGTGATACAGCAACGCAGCCTTGACGGTCGTGGTCGTCGCACCGATGCTCTGAACCTCCAGGATCTCGCGCACGCTCTGCACGACGAGATCCCGTTCAGCGACTTTCCATACGATTCTGGTCATCGCAGTCCTTTCACCAGTGAACGTGCCACGCTGTAGCTCGTGCTGAAGTTGTGGGGGCATGCTTCGAGAAAGTCGAGCGCGCACTGCGTCTTGCCCGGAAGATCGTCACGGAGTTCGTCGTGAACCAGCATCCAGAATAACCGGGCTGCCAACGAGTCCGGACCCGTTGCCGTCGGCAGCGGCTCGCCCGCGCGGTACTTCTCACGCCAGCGAGCGACGAACGCCTCCGCGTCGATCACGGGTCGAACGATGGTCCCTGATAGCTCCTGGTTGATGCGGCACCAGTAGCAGCTTCGATGCACATAGTGCAAGTCGTAGCCGCCGCGTCCGTGAACGACACGGGCGTTCTCCAGCGGGTTCGGCCAGTCCGTGACGTTCGGACAGCACGCGAGCACGCCCGGGTACTTGAGGTCCACGAGTCTCCGCAACTCGTCCATGCCCGCCGGCGTGAAGTACCGGGTGACGCTCGTGAGCTCCCAGTTGAGGTAGTGAGCGGAGAACTCGACCTTGGGGATCAGCCAGTTCGTGATCTTCGCGGGGTCGCCGGCGACTTCGTAGTGGACGCCCCGGGTGAACGACCGCTGCCAGTTGCAGTACGGCTGCATACTCGCGTCGTCGAACGACCGTGCCTGGCACTCGTAGCGCCAGCCGTCGTCCCCGATTGCCGTGTACCCGTAGTGCGACTCGGACGGCCGGTACTCGCCCTTGGACACGACTTCGGCGTCGATCACGAGCTTCACGACGTGCAGGTTGTTCACGGCGTCAGCGTCCACGTGCTCGGGACGGGTGACCCGCGTCATGCCGAAGTCTTCATCGCCCTCGGCGACGATCAGCAGCGTCTCACCTACGCGGTAGGCATGGTGGTCAAGACTCATCGTCATTCTCCTCGTCGGCGTCAGCCGTTTGGGTTTCGGGGAACTCCGCACTGGTGTCGCGTGCAGCGCGCTTGGCAGCGAGGGCCTCGCGCACGGACTTGGCGAGTTCGGCGATGCCGGGCAGTTCGTTCAGCGGTAGCACGCTCATTTCGGGGCGCTCCAGTCTTGCACGTGGTGAACGACGATGCCCGGACCCAGGTCATCGCAAGTCATGGGTGCCCGACCCTTGGGCACTTCCACGTGGCGGCACTCGCCGGTCACCGGGTTGAAGTACATCACGGGGCGCGAATGCCACCATGCAGAGAGCAGCAGCGCGATGATGACGGCGACGATCGCCCACGTATAGTGGCGGTGCCACGCGGGTTCGCGGTGGATGAACAACAGTCTCATGCTTCCTCCTGGGTTACGAAAGGGGCGTCACGCGCAACACGTGACTGACGTTGGACGAGTAGCAGCGGCCGAGAGCCTCGGCGCCGATTCTCCGCTTCACCTTCTTCGGGTCTAGCCACGTGTTCTGCTTGTAGAACCCGGTGGCCTTGAACTCGGTGCCGGCGACCGTACCTTCACGTTCGCCCAGCCGGTTCACCAGCTTCTGCCGTTCTTCGAGGAGCGCCGCGACCTCTGCGTCGATCTCCCCGATTCGGTCTACTGCTTCTGCGATCTTCATGGAACCTCCTTGTGAACGCGGCCGAAGCCGCTGATGTCAGAGCATATCGAGCACGACGTTAGCGGCATCGACGAACGATGCTGCTTGCTTTCTTGTTTCTTCCGTATCGTCTTTCAACAACGAACGTGCTTGCAACTGCAACGCTGCGAACAGTACCTCGCGTAAGAGCCTGTGCCGCTCAAGCACTGCTAACTGATACTCACTGGGCTTATGTCTTGCGGCATTCGCAGCGAAACTTGTGCATGCCGCATTCATTTCACGTGCTGCCCGTTGTTCGCTTCCGATTGTACGGAGTGGTAGTTGTAGTTTCATGGTTGTCCTCTTCGCTGAATTCTCCAAGTTCGCTCGGGTTTCAGCGGTTGACCCGGCAACCACATTGTACCACATCCGAACTCGGGGTAAACCCTAGCGCGGACGCGGGTGCTGCGCCGGGTACAGCAGGCGGTACAGCCGCCGGACCACGGCGATCAGCACGAACATCCAGACGACTAGCGCGAGGCCCAGGTAGTCGCGCACGGCGTTGCGCACGATCAGTGGTGCCCACAGTTCGGAGCCGGTGCCCACAAGGGTGAACACCGCGAGCGTGACGGCCATGCACCAGTCCTTGAACCTCGTGAACGTCATGATGCGCCCCACTGAAGCTCGGAGAGTTCGCAGGTGAAGAACTTGCGGAACCGGTTGTACAGCGCTGTGATCTCCTCGGTGGTGGCGCGACGCACGAACACGTTGCGGCCTATGTCCACCAGTTCCCCGATGTTCGCCCATTCACCGTCAGCGGTGTACGTGACGCCGACGCGCGTGCCTGACTTGAGGTACATCTGCTGAGGGTACTTGATGACCACCAGGGGCTCTTCGGTTTCCGGTTCGTCACGGGTCACCAGCGGCGTGCCATCGAGCCGCCACGTGTTGCCCGTGGCCGACACGCGGACTTCGCGGACGATGGCCGTGCGCAGGAACCTCGCAAGGTCCGCGTCACCGTAGTGCGCCTTCGTGTACGGCGGCAGCAGACCAGAGACTGCCGCTTCCACGGACTCGAACACCGTGGCGTCTGTGGGCGCCACTGAAGTTTCGTCGCCGTCGTGCTCGCTGTTGTGCGTCCCTTGCATGAGGAACGTCGTGCCCTTCGGGTTCGTGACCGTGTACCCGACCACGTGCGGGTCGTTCATCATGGGCCCCACGATGGGGTCGCGGTTGACGATCAGCCCGTCGGTCGCCAGCGCTTCGTCCAGGTAGTCGCTGGCGTCGTCGCGGTTGCGTTGACCGTGGACGGCGACGCCCACGACGAAGTGAAAAACCTTGCTCATACGGCCTCCATGTCACGAGTTGGAAATACCAGGTCCAGGGGCGGCGCTTCGCCGGCGACGAGTTCATCGCCATCCAGCGGCGTGAAGCTCGGCTCGCTCCAGAAGATTTCGACGCCGTTGTCGTCGAGCACGGGGCTGACGGACCACACAGGGTAGCCATAGTCGCCCTCGTCGGACTCGCAGATAATGCGGCTGACGAGCGTGACGAACATCCCGGCGTACTGAACGTAGACGCCGGGGTCTGTGATCTGGACGCGCTGCCCAGGGTAGAGAACACTCATGTACGTGCTCCAGGAAAGTACTTGGGTGAGAACCAGTGATGGGTCTTCGAGCCCGGGTTGTTGAATTGCATGATCCACAGTTCGGGGAACTGCTCAGGGTACCGGATCATGGCCCGATGCATGGCGAACGCATCAATCTCGTCGTGGCAGAACTCCAGCACCCGGGCGACCTTGTCGTCCATGGTGGTGCCGTAGATTGCCCAGCCACCAGTGGCTTCCACGATGGGCGAGCCCCGGTACGAGTACCAACGACGGCGGAACTCCACAGTCGTCGGCGTCGAACCCGGGCCCTCCAGCATGTAGCCGGTGACTTCGTAGCCCCGATCAGCGAGGTACTGCTGTTGCTGATCGGGGCTCATGGCATTCCACCGGTGAATGCTCATGTTCATGGGTCAGGCCCAGAAAGTGCGGACTGCACGCGCGAACGCTGCGGCCGGCGTGCCGCCCTCTTCCCAGGACTTCCACTGCGCGCCGGTGCGCAAGCCGGCGTAGAACTTGCCTTCTTCCACGACGACGGACAGACGCGGCAGGCCCGGTGCGGACACCGTGATGTGACGACGGAACCGCCGGAAGCGCACGGGCACGGCCTCGCGGTTGAGGCTGATGACACGGGTGACGAGTTTGGACTTGGAAGCCATGATGATCTTTCGTTTGGGCACTGTGGCCCGATGGTTGATATTGGTGAACGTACTAGCAGTTGGGTTCTCTGGTGGTGGGGCCTCCTAGTTAGACAAGGTGAACGTGCTTGCGCAACGCGCGCATGACCTGGGAGTAGCCGTGCTTGTCGAACACGTCACGAACGAACGAGTTCTCTTCAGCGGACACGAACATCGCGGGCCTGTCAGCATCGAGTGCAGCTTCCAGTGCCGACTCGTTGTCCACGGGCTCGCCGCACTCGATGCCGCAAGTCACGCAGTCGCTGCCGATCTGCTCCCACACGGCGTAGCACACACGGCTCAGCCGGGCAATGACGGTGGCGTCGATCATGATGCCTCCAGGGTCAGCGGGTAGCTCTTGCGCTCGCCGCCGAGGTCGATGATGAAGCCCGAGAACTGCACGCGCGCGAGCTTCCGTGCTTTGCACGTGGGGCACCACGTGTAGGTACCGTTCTCCCAAAACGTGGGGCTCTCGGTATCGCCGGGGATCACGTGGCCGTGTTCGGCGCAGGTGATGACTCCGGTGCCACGAGGTTGCGGGTCAGCGATGATGCCCGCACGAACGAGCTTCAGCACTTGTGAGGGACGGTAGACGGTTGTCATTTGGGTTTCCCATTGGTGACCAGCGCTGCTAGCGCCAGTAGCTGCCAAATCCATACGGAGAATTCGGCGTTGAAGTACGTGCAGGCCAGAGACACGGCGCACGCGACATTGGCGATTGCTGCTGCCCGTGCTCCGTACCACGGAGGCAGCACCACGAAGTACGTTGCGAGTTCCATCGTGAAACTCGCCAACGCGCGACCCAACGTGAAGCCCTTGGAGTGCATGTACGCGAAGTCCAGCACGGTGAACAGCAGGGCTGTCACGAGGTACGCGGCTCTCGTGATTTCCGGGTCACCGAAGTGCCGGGCACGAGAGAAGAACCAGAGCCGAAGGTGGTCGGCTACCAGGGCGGTCACGAAGGTCATGACAGCCACTCGATGCGGATGCGACGGCCCCGGAGCTTGCCGCGATGGCGCCGGTGAAACGCCTCGGCATCCCGCAGCGCCGTGAAGCGGAGTTCGCACCGGTTGTCGCGGCTGCGCACACGGAGCCCAGTGGCGACGAACTTGATTGCGTACGTCCAGACTTGGCGGTCTTCCACGTAGTCATCGTCGTCCCCGTCGTCGGGGTACCAGGGCTCGTCGTGCTCGCGCAACTCGTCGAGTTCGGCGGCCAGCGCGTCGTTGATCTCCCGGCGGCAGCCACGGCACCGGTAGTACACGGGTCCGGCCATGCCCTCGTCAGGGTCACGCATGGCGAACAGCGGCGTGTCGCCGGTGCCACACCGGTCGCAGCGCCCGATGAACGCGCCGCCGTCCATCGCGGCTTTCTCCGTGCGGTACCGCTCCAGGCACTCCGCGCACACGTCGAAGTATTCGGCACCGAACGAGTCGGTTTCGCCCTGGATGCGAGCCACCGCACGGCGGTCGTCGTGGTCATCACACACGGCGTCATCGGGCAGCCGGACATGCGCACCCGGCAGCGTGGAAACGGGTCCAGAAACGTGAGCCACAATGGGCCTCCTTTCAGCGTCGGAAGAAGATGGTGACGAACGTCGTGGTGTCGTGCTGCACACGGCACGCCTCGACGACGAAAAACGAGAACCGGAGCGGTATGCAGCACAACGCCCGGGTGAACAGCGAGTCGCGGCGCGCGATCACGATGCGGCCTCCTGCGGAATCACGAACCGCAACATGATGCTGCCCGTGTACAGAACTTCGATGCGCACGGCCACGTGCTTGCCGAGCCCGAGGTTGCGGTGGTACTCGGCGTCGCCAGCCAGATGCTTGCCCATGCCGTGCTTGCTCTGGTACCAACGAAACCGCTGGGCCACCTTGGTGTTCAGCATCGCCAGCAGCGGCTCGAAGTCTTCGACCCGGAGCTTCGAGCCCCACACGCGGTAGCTGATTTCCGTGGCCGATGCCGTCTTGTTCGACAACGGCAGCCCGAAGTCAGCGGCGTGCTTCTCGACCACGTGGGCCATGCGCTTGATCGTCGTCAGCGAAACTTCGTCAGTCATGTGCCCTCCGGCAATTTCATGGACTTGACCACGGCAGCGAATGCCTGTGGCGCGGTAGCAGCAGAGAAGTACCCGTCATCGGCCATGCGGTACACGACTCCAGGCACCTCGTTGTACACGTGAATGACGCCGACCGACTCACCGCCCGGCGCGTACACCACGTACGCGGTACCCGCATGCGGCGTGCCCGAGCCAATCGGAAACCGCTCTTGCACGCGAAGTTCCACTGAAGTGCCCCGGTGTTGCACCACCGCCTTCTTCTCGGTGACGATGCACGGGGAGCCCGAAGTTCGCGCCGCGTCGAATGCCGTGGCCCTTTCGGTCATCGCCGCGAAGTCTGCGTGCTCGGCCACGATGGCCGCACGCCACTGCCCGTGATTCCCGTTCGCGTGCGCCACGCGCAGCCGCTTCAGCAGACGATGGTCAGCCAGGGTGTCGGTGTCGCCCCTGATGCGTGCAGCACGCGAGTACCAGCCTTCGCGGTACCTCATCACACGCTCGGAACCGGACAGCCTGTCGATGCCACCGTCAGGGTACAGCACTGCGATGTTCGTGTCCGACACGTACACCACGGCTTCGTCATCAGGCCGTCCGTCGTGGAACAGCAAGTCCGCTTTCAGCCAGTTGCGGCTCAGCAGGCTGCGATTCGCAAGTTGTTGTTCTTGGTTCATGTTGCCTCCGCTCAGAACAAATGGTGCGCGAGCTTGGCGAATGCGACGTTCGCCCTGGACGCATAATCGTGAACATACGAGCCGGGTGCGACGCACGCGCGCGCAATGTAATAGGTGCCTCGGCGCGCTTGCTTCTCGAAGACTTCGACACGGCAGCGGCCCACGCTGGCAATGCCGATCCGCTTCAAGTTCAGGCCCTTCGTAGCGTCGTCGAACTTGAACTTCACGTTCTTCACGATTCCACGACACCGAACAGCACGCACCACGGTGCCCGTCCAGTATTGGGTGCCTTCCAGCGCCGGCAGATCGCGCACAGCGTTGGCCTCTGCCAGATCGCACAGCGCAGTGTGATGGCCCTGAATCACGCTTCCACAGTCATAGCACTTCATGATTGTCCTTCCGTTGAAATTTCCAAGTTGGTTTCCGGTGCGGTTTTCAGCGTTGACCTACCGTTGACCACATTTTACCAGAAAAAACCGGGGTCGGCAAGTGGCAAACCGCACGTTTTTCGACCGTACGCGAGCGAACTTGGAAATTCCACACGGTGGGCCACCTACGTGAACCACCGGATTTTCCGCGTCCCCGTGTTTCCGTACGGCAAGCGCCAGCGGCGTCTCCGGCGGCCCACGGTGGCCGGTGATTGCCGTGCCAATGTCGCCTGTTGGCACCCCGTTTTTCACCCCGTTTTGTGGACCGTAATTTCACGTCGGACAACGGTGGCGGATGCCGCACACGGAACCCGTACCCAAGTCTTGATCCCTCAACCATGCAAGGAGTTCAACGATGACCCGGAAAGCGATTCTCCAACGGGCTCACGTCTTGAACGCTGCCAGCTTGCAGGCCGCCGCAGCCATGGCTGTCGTGGCGACGACGGAAGCGCAACCTCCGAAGGCGGAAACCGCAAGTTTCAAGTGCGGTGACTGCTCGACGATCTTCGCTTCCAACGCCGACACCCAGCCGTTCTGCGTGTCCTGCGGTTCGCAACACGTGAAAGCGGAGGCCAGCGATGGTCTGCCGCCGGAAACCCTCCCCGGGGATTCCGAGCTTTCGGCTTACGTGTGTGCGTCGTGCGGCATCTACAACGTGCTGGCTTCCGTTCACGTGAAGGAACTGGAAACGCATGCTCACTGTGTCGCTTGCGGCACGGCGCATGCCTTCAACCTCACGGCAGAAGCCGACGACGATGCCCAGCAGCAGCAAGACGACGAGCAAGGTGCCGACGACGGCGCCGGTGCCCAGCAGCAGCAAGAAGCGACAACGGTGGACCCGGCAGCAGCGGCAGCAGCCGCCAAGGCCGCGGAAACCAAGCCGGCGTCTCCGGTGGAAGCCGGCGGCGGGCTCGCCAACTTCGGCGACAAGAAGGCTCCGCCGATCACCGCCACCGAAGACCTGAACGAACCCATCGACGAGAAGGTGGAACGTGGCCTGGACGGCGGCATCGCCGGCGAGCAGACCGCTTCGGGACCCGCGTGCGCAGCCGACCAGCAAGGTCAGCAACAGGGCCAACAGCAAGGCCAACAAGCCAGCGACCAGCAACAACAAGACCCGGGCACGGACGTGGAAACCGTTCCGCTGGCCGACGACGAGTTGCTGCAGGACAACGGCGGACAACAGCAACAAGACCAGGGCCAAGCCGTGGAAATGTCGCTGCTGGCGGCCGCGCTGCAAGCCGACCCCAAGGCGAAGCTCTCGCTGGTGCACGCCGGCACGCGCATCCTCGCGCTCGTCAACGACCTGCATGTGGCGACACTGCAACAGGACGCTGTGGCCGAGTTCGCCGGCGTGTTCGACAAGGCACCGTTCGCGCAGTCGATCCTGCACGCGGCAGCCGACAAGGGCGTGCTCGCGGCGCTGCACGACTACGGCTTCACCATGAAGAAGCTGGTCATCCCGCTGACGGCATCGGTGAGCGCACTCGTGCGCGCCGGCGTCGCGGAGAAGACGAAATCGCTGGAGGCGGTGACCGCTTCGCTGGCGGAAGACCTGAAGCAGTCCCTGTCCATCGCGGCGGTCGGTCTGAACAAGGGCTTCTGGAAGTCGAAGAGCAACCCGCTGAAGGCAGCGATGGCGCAGACCCTGGCGAATCTCGGCGTCGGCAACCCCAACCGGGTGGTCGCGTCGGTGTTCGCGTCGGCGGGAGACCAGTACATCAAGCTGCTGCTCGCCACTGCGCTCGAACTGTCGCAGAAGCCTGTCGAAGTCCGCAACGAAATCGCGACGACCCTCGGGGACATCGCGGTGCAAGCGGAAGCAGGACCTGACGACGAGGAAGACGAGGACAACGACGGCGATCACGAGTTCCGTGCATCGGCGGCGACGTTCGACGTTCCGGCCACGCCGCTCAAGGCCCCTGTCACCGCTTCGACGGATCGTTCCCCTGCCAAGGTCACCAGCATTCGCGCGATCCGCGCGAGCGTCGGTGGTCCCCTCTTCACCAAGCGCGCCTGAGCGCCAAGGAGCAACCATGCTGCTGTTTCCCAACACACGTCACGACGGCTCGTACGAGCGTCCCCTCGCCGCCGGCGTCGTCATCGAAGCCGAAGGCCAAGCGCTGATCGGCGTGTACACGGCCGGTGTCTTCGGCGTCAAGCCGAGCACCGGCGCCGCGAACGAAGTGTTCGCCGGCGTGAGCCTGAGCCGTCCGATCTCGCCGACGCACATGCCCGTGGTCGAACGTCTGACGGTGCCGGCTTCCGGCGTCGTCGCACTGAAGGCCGCCCCCGTGGCCGGCTCGGCGCGCATCGCCAACGCCGCGTCCAACGCGGTGTTCACGCAAGTCGCGGGCGCCCCGGCAGCCGCGACCGAAGTGAAGGTGGACGCCACCGCATCGCTGACCTTCCAGGCCGCCATCGCCGGCACCGTGGTCATCGCCACGTACCTGCGTGACCTGACCGTCGCGCAATCCCTGATGGTGCAAGGCAACCAGGACATCGGCGGACCGGCCGGCGCGTACTTCGGCCAAGTCGGCCTGATCGTGCGCGGCGACGTGTACACCGACCAGTTCGACACCACGGCCGACTGGTCCAACCCCGTCGATCTGCGCCTGGGTGCGAACGGCAAGTTCACCATCGGCGGAACCGGCACCAAGGTGCCCGGCTACGTGCTCGCCACCCCGGTGGAAGGTGCCGCATTCCTGGGCATCCACATCAACGCCGCCTGATCGTCGGTCACACCCTCCAAGGAGATTTCAACATGAAGCACAGCATCAAGGGTCTGACATTCAGCACCCCCGTCGTGGCGGCAACCGCCCTCAACCGTGGTCGCGGCTCCGAACGCTTCGTCGCCAGCAACGGCGATCTGAACGCGAGCAGCAAGAAGGACCTGCTGCAACAAGCGGCGGCGTTCCTGACGCTCGCGTCGCAGACCGGCGCGGTGCCCGAAGCCGAAGCCGTGTCGGCCGAAGCGCTCGCCAAGGCGCACAAGCAGATGATGACGGCGGCGACGCAAGACCCCACCGCGCACAAGGAGCTCGGCGAGGTCATGGCCGACGAACTGTACCAGGCAGCCAACCGCGAAGGTTTCGCGCGGCGCTTCCTGGCGAAGCAGACGCTCGGCCAGGGCCAGACCCCGCGTGTCCACATGCGCATGAAGAACGTCACGGCGGCCATCAGCACGAGCGCGACGCAGACGCACACGCAACTCGTCCGCGACAACCTGTACACGCCCCCGGAGTTCTACAACCAGACCCGGCCGTTCGTCGAGATGAAGGACATCGTCACGGCGACCGGCGACGTGCTGGAAGAGAAGTTCGTCGAAGCGACCGAGGGCATGGGCGTCCAGGAAGACCGCACGTGGCGGAACCTGTGTCTCCAGACCGTCGGCATCGACAACGACCCGGTGACGTTCTTCGGCTCGATGACCGCCAGCGGCCTGATGAACCTGCGCAACCAGGTGTCGCGCTGGAACCTGCCGGTGGCCTACTGGCTGGTCGCCAACGACATCTGGAACGACATCGTGGGCGATTCCAGCTTCCAGCAGGTGATCGACCCGGTGTCCAAGCACGAACTGCTGCTGACGGGCCAACTCGGCGTGATCTACGGCATGACCGTGATCTCCGACGCCTACCGTCACCCGCAGCACCGCGTGATCGACCAGGGCGAAATGTGGTGCATCGCCGATGCCGTCAACCACGGCATGATGACGGATCGCGGCGGCATCGAGTCGAGCCCGATCGACGTGTCCATCGAAGGCATCCCCGGCCGTGGCTGGCACATGGTGGCGCTGCTGTCCATGGTCGTCGCCAACTCGCGCTCGGTCGTGCGCGGTCGTCGCGTCTGATCTCCAGGGTGGGGACTAGTCCCCACTCGCTCAACCCTCACAGGAGAAACAGATGAAGACGACGTACTTCAAGTCGAAGGAAATGGTGATCGCGGCGTGCGCGCTGCTTCGCCAAGGTCAGCACGCCAAGGCCGGCGCCGCGCTGATGAAGGCCAGCCAGATGCCGGACTTCGAGGACATGGTCGAGGACATGAACGACCAGCAGCAGCAAGCGCAGCAAGCCGCTGCCGAAGCTGCGGCCGCCGCCAAGAAGGGCGACCCGAAGGAGAAGCAGGTGTCCGCGCTGGCGTCCATCGTCGAAGGCATGGCCGACGGCGTGAACGACATCGGCATCGACGACCTGCTGGAAGACCTGGACTACGAGCCGGGCGACGAGCCGCCGGAGCAGGAAGAAGTCGGCGTGGACGCGCCAGGGAACCCCGGTTCCGTGAACGTCGATGTCGATGACGACCGTCCGGAAACGGCATCGCTGTCGCCGGCGCGTCAGCGGCTGATGCGCGCGCAGGCGAACCTCCAGGTGCTGACGAAGCGCGGCAAGTAAGCGCCTGCTGCGCCGCTCGTGGCTGCTTCGAGAAGCCCTGTGAGTGTTCTTCGCTCACAGGGCTTTCTTCGTTTACGGAGTGACAATGCGCACCGTTGAACAACAACCCGCCCCTGTAGAAGAAGAGGTGATCCGCGGCCTCATGAAGATGCTGTCGGAGACGTTTAACGTCGTGGACGGTTCTTCCTTGTTCTACGGCCCCTCAAGCACGAAGATGATCGCAGCGAACCAGCAGCGGTTGAAGACCGCTGGCAAGTCTCTGTCGTGGCCGATCATGTTCGTGAAACTCTCAGCAGCGTCCCGGAACCTTCAGGTACCAGGGTACAACCAGAAGTCGCTTGCCCGTCATGGCGTGTACGTGACCCGGGACAACGGCGACCGCAGCTACATGCGCAAGCTCCATCCCATGCGAGTGGACATGGAGTTCGAGATCGCGTACCTCATCGACGATCAACGTAAAGCCCTGAGATTCGTCAGCGACTGGATGACACTCGGCCAGGAGAACCGGCTGAACTTCACCGTGGCGTACTACGGTGTGGGCATCGACATCGCCGTGGCCTTGTCTCCGGACATCACGGTGCCGGAGAAAGAGGGCAGCGTGGACGAAGCGTTGAACGTGTACGAGTTCGGCACGAGTCTCACCGTAGGCGGCTACATGACGGCGCAGCATGTGGACAACGACTCCGAAATCTTCCTCGTGAAATCCGTGAACGTCGGAGTGCAGCCCGTTGACGACGTAGATGCACTCGGCTCTTCCAAGATTCTGAACGCCGCACTCGCATACAGGAGCACCAGATGAACCTTCCGCCAACCGTCGTGGAGATGCCACTGCGGGATTCAGCACGTGTGCTGTACTTCGACCTCAAGGCTTACGAGTCCGGGCGCAAGTTCCACCGCAACGTGCTGGCCGCTCGCAACGCCGTGGCTCCGGCCGCTAATTTCATCACGGAGCAAACGCTGGTTGTTCCAAGCTCGTCAACCCCGACCGAGGCAACCCACACCTTTCAAGGTACACCGGGTAACGTCGTCACGGTCATGGCTGCAAGTGCCCCACTCCGAGTACGGGTCACGCGAGACACGGGGGTCTGCGACCTCGGCCTCCAGACTCTGATGATCCTTACATCGCCGTGCCTGAGCATTACCCTCGTCAACGAGAGTGCGCAACCCGTCGATGTGGAACTGATTCACGCCTAACCCATAGGAGAACGAACATGGCTGAAAAGCTATTGAACATGGGTCCGGTGTCCGTACCAATCCCCGTCGTGAACGGTGATGGCGCACGGGACACCGTGACTCTCCAACCAGGTGGCCGGCTGACGCTGCCGCTGGGCTACAAAGTCGATCCGGGGTTCGCAGCCGCCGGTCATCCGAAGGTGTACGTGAACGGCACACCGATGGGCAACGTCAACAAGGGGGCCTGACATGCCACTCACCTACGAAAGCTCCGACGTTTACCTGGAGGAGCGTGACCTCAGTGCCGAAGCGCAACCGGCTCCCACGAGCATCGGCGCACAGGTGTTCGCGTCGCGGCGTGGTCCGCTGGGCCGCCGCAAGATGACGAGCGTCGAGCGCTTCATCCAGAAGTACGGCAAGCCCGACGCGGCAGTGTCGTTCGGCCACTACACGGGCATCGCGTTCCTCGACGAGGCCACCGAACTCTGGTGCAATCGCGTGGTAGGTGCCGGCGCGACGTACGGCGGCCTGGTCATGCAGAAGCGGCAGACGCCGCCGGCTGACGCGACCCCGGTGCTGCGCGGCTTCACCATCGGCAAGCCCGAAGACCTGGACTTCTCCGAGGTCGGCGGCGCAGGCTCGCTGTTCGACAACGTGTTCGCGCTCTGGTGCGAAGGTCCGGGTTCGTACTCGCAGAGCCTCCGCGTCCGTGTCGTCAGCAACAACCTGCCTGTCGTCACCGGTGTGCAAGCCGCCGACTTCTCGACCGTCGGCGTCGCCATCGTGGGTGTTCCGCTGAACGGCAGCATCCAGCCGGGCAACTACGGCTACGTGGTCACCGCGTTCAACTCCGTGGGCGAGACACTGGCGTCGGCGGTTGCCACCGTGGTGATCGCAAGCACGAACACCAGCGTGTACCTCTCGTGGCAGCCTGTCGAAGGTGCCACCGGGTACAAGGTGTACGGGCGCACGAACGGTCTGGACGGCGTGCTCGGCACCACAGGCGGCGGCACGCTGTTCTTCATCGACCGTGGCGTTTCCGCACCGGATGCCGCGTCCAAGCCTCCGGTGACGCAGGTGTTCACGAACGAGTTCGTGCTCGAAGTCTACGACACCGAAATCTCCGTGGCGAACCCCGTGGAAGCCTTCGCGTGCTCGCTCGTGGAGCAGGTGGACGGCTTCGGGCGCCAACTGGAAATCGAGCAGTCGGTCAACCCGTTCTCCGACTACATCCAGGTGAAGTCCAACGCCCGAGTGTTCGCGCCGAACCCGATGCCGGTGCTGTACACGACCGCGAAGATCCCGCTGGCCGCTGGCTCGTCGGGTTCCGCTGTGCTCGCCTCGGACATCAGCGCCGGCTGGGACGAGTTCCGCGACCCGGAGAAGACGGATGTGCGCATCCTCATCAACGCCGGGTACGCGATTCCGAGCGTGCAGTTGCACATGGACGCGGTGGCTTCGGCGCGGGCCGACTCCGTGGCCGTGCTGGACGTGCCGAGCACGAAGCAGAAGTCGCAGGCGGCGGTGGACTACCGCAATCTCGACCTGAACCTGAATTCCAACCGCAGTGCGCTGTACACCCCGGACCTACTGGTCGAGGACGTGTACAACGGCAAGACCCTGTTCGTGCCGCCGTCCGGGCACATCGCCGGGGTGTTCGCCAAGACCGACCGCGTGGCCTACCCGTGGTTCGCACCCGCCGGTCTGAACCGAGGGCTGCTGCGCGTGCTCTCCGTGCGCTACCAGTACGACCGTGGTGACCGCGACAGCCTGTGGCGCGCGCAGGTGAACTACGTGCGGAACTTCCAGGGCCTGGGTCGCGCCGTGTGGGAGCAGCGCACGCTCCAATCGCTGCTGTCCGGCTTCTCGTTCATCAACGTCCGGCGTCTCATGGACTTCCTGGCGCTGACGATCCGGCGGACCATGTACGGCAAGGAGTTCGAGCCGAACGACGACATCCTGCGCCGCGAAATCCGCATCATCATCGAGCGCATTCTCGTCGCCGTGCAGCAAGCACGCGGCGTGAACAAGTTCCTGGTGGTGTGCGACAACCGCAACAACCCGAAGTTCGTGACCGCACAGGGGCAACTGAACGTGGACGTGTTCGTCGAACCGACGCTGCCGGCCGAGAAGATTCGCGTGCGCATGAACCTCACTCAGCAGGGCGTGGACTTCACGGAACTGCTGGCAAACACCGGCCTGTAAAGGAGCAACGAACATGACGCGCACGAGCTTCCGTGACGTGGCGGGTCTGCCCGACCCGCTGCTCACCTACAACTTCGACCTGTTCTTCGACAGCATCCCCGGTGGTGCAGGTCTGGACAGCCGAGGCATCACCATCCGGTGCATGACCACGGCACTGCCAGGCATGCAGATCGACCAGGTGACGGTGCCGCTGCACGGGGTCGAGGTGAACTACGCGGGGCGGCAAATCTACACCAAGCAGTTCACGGCGACGCTGCACGAGACACGGGACTCCGGCGTCCGTGCGGCGATGCGTGGCTGGATGGAGTTCGCCCGGAACAACCGCAACAACAGCGGCAACTACAAGACGAACTACGCGCGCACCGCCGAAATGGCGGTGTACGACGACATCCCGAACGAGATCAAGCGCGTGAAGATTTTCGGGTGCTTCCCGCTGAGCTTCGACGACTTGCAGATGGACGGGAGCACGAGCACGAGCGCGCAGTACAACGTGACGTTCAGCTTCGACTACACCGAGGAGTGACCCGATGTCGCAACTGCTTGACCAGCTAGTCAGCAGGGGCATCGCGGATGTGTCTTCGTCGCTGGGGAAATCAGCGCCGGCAGCAGCAAGAGGCGGAGCGGGTGGTGCGAATACACGTAGCTGGCGAACCGCTGCGCTGTCTCGTGCCGACCCGCTTCTGCAATTCGACTGGGACATCCACATCCAGGTCGGAGGGCTGACGCACCGGCCGGAGTTCGTCGAGAACATCGTGGTGCCCGGAACCACGGTGGAAGCGGAGCCGATCTACCGGGCAGGTTCTCGCGTGTACATCGCAACGGTGCACAACGTGGGGGCCGTGAGCATGCGGCTCTACGAAGACATCCAGATGTCGTCCACGAAGTTCCTGCGCTCGTGGTTCGGACTGATCGTGAAACCCAATGGCGACCACGGGCTACCCGTGGAGTACAAGGGAGTCATCGAAGTGTACCCGACTGATGCACGGGGTACGCGAGTCGCCAAGATCAAGTGCATCAATGTGTTCCCCACGCAGAACCCACCTCTGACCTTCGGGTCCGAGAACGAGCGGCAGTCACTCGACGTGGAGTTCTCCTGTGACGTGGTGGAGTACGAGTTCTACAAGTGACGGCGGTTCGCCGCTGACCCTAGAGGTACATCATCAACGCGAGAGGTACGTGCATGTCTACGCCCAACGACAATGGATTCAATCTTCCCGATGACCTGACGACTGTGGACCCCAAGGCCGTCGTCGGTCAACGCAGTGCTGGTTACGGACGAGGTGCCTTTGTGACCCGCGTCCCGGAACCCGGCAACAACGGCGACGCTGCCGCAATGGCAGCACTGACTGAGCATCGCCAACCTCCCGACTCGCAATACCTGGTGACCGGTCTGCCAAGCCTGTGTGCGTTGTATACCGGTTCGACGGACAACAGCATCGGCGTCCGGCGCTTCAACAACGACGACGTGCTGAAAATCTACGACGCCCGCGCCGAGAAGAGCCTGCGAATGCTCGCGGAAGCCGTGGGCGCCACGCTCGACGGGTTCTCCATTTGGGACCTCACGGTCGGTGACTTCTGGTACCTCATGTACTGGCACCGCCTGCACTCGTACCCGAAGAACCCGTTCATCGTGTCCTGGACGTGTACGGCCGATCCGCACCTACAGGACGTGCGAGACGAGAAAATCAGCGTCAAGACGCTGGAGCAGGAGATGATCCTCAAGAACTCCGATCTGGACATCGTGGAACTGGATGTCCCTGGGTTCACCACGCTGCTGGAGAAGATCAAGACGGACTTCGGGGTCACCGCGACGGCCATGCGCATGGGCGACTACGTGCGGCTGATCGAGATGGAGGACGAGAACGAAGAAGCGATGCGCAAGTCCATGGAAACCCAGGGCAAGTCCGTGCCGAAGTACCGAGCGTCGGACTTCTTGCGCGCGCGGCACGCAGCACACCTAAGTTCCGTCCACGGGGCCTCGTTGGAGCAGCGAAGCTCAGCGCTGATGACCTTGGCGGACTTCAGCCTCTGGCCGTGGCTCGACAAGGTAGCCACAGGGTCTGAGCACGGCGTGCGGGAGACCTACGGCGTGCGCTGCGCAGTGTGCAACACCCGAGCGGAAGTGGAGGTGGCGCTTGATGCGCTGACCTTTCTTCCCGAACTATAAGGCATCGGACGTGTTCGACCGTGACTACTCGATCATGGCGAAGCTGCACGTCGCGTTGCCCTTCGACCGCGTGAGCTTCCAGCGGTTTCTGTACATCAGTGACTGTGTAGCCCGTGACCTCAGGCGGGAGGAAGAAGAGATGCGCAAGCTGCGCGCTCGTCAAGCTGCGGGCTTCAACCGGTAACGGAGAACGATCATGAGTGAAGACGCGCTGATGGCTCGCGCTAAGGCCTTCTTCGAGGGCAAGTCCAAAGGCGGGACCAAGCTCAAGGGTGACGAAGACCCGGAACTCCAGACGTTCCTGAAGAGCCTGGAAAAGCAGGTGAAAGCTGCGCAGAACGACAAGGACTTCAAAGCCAGTCTCGTGCGCACGCTGGCCGTACTCGAACGGGAAATCCGCAGCCGTCGTGACGCCGCTACGCCCGGAATCGTGAACGCGGCTGCCGCATCAGGCCAACGGTTGTCCGGTGACGAAGTGGCTGCGCAAGCGTTGCGTGCGGTGCCACGTGAACTCCGGTACCTACAGTCATCGGGTCTGGCCTTGGTTGCCGCGCTCAACGGCAACTCGAAGATGACCGAGAAGGAGCTGCGCAAGTTCAGCGACCGTAGCTCGGCGTTCGCCGCGGGCATCGACAAGCTGCGCACCTCTGGTCCCAAGGGTGCGGACTACGCTCAGGAACGTGGAGCCGGTGGTATGTCCTTGACCGAGCGGTTGCAGCAGCACCGTGAAGGTCAACTCATGGACACGAAGCGCCATGAGGAGCTGCTGAAGAAGCTGGACGAGACAGCGGATCGCGGAGACAAGCGCAGCAAGGAGACGTCAGACGCAACGAAGCTTGGGCTAACCGCGCTGTTCGGTCCGGCGGCTCCGTTGTTCCAACTGTGGTTCGACGCCAAGGAAGACTGGAAGCGCATGCGTGGCGACACCAAGTCCACGCTTGACACCCTGAAGTCCAAGTTCCGATGGGACCGTGCTGAAGCCGAAGACGAGAAGAAGTATGAGCGGAGAAAGACCTCGCTGTGGGAGCGCATGCTCGGAGCACTGCGCCGGCAGTCTCAAGGAGAGTCCGGACGCGGCATGCTCGGATCGTTGTTCGGCGACGGCCCAGGTCGTGGACGCATCGGGAGAATCGCACGTGGCGCTGGCCGTGTACTTGGGAGAACTGTTCGTGGCGCTGGTCGGCTACTCGGTGCAGGTGGCCGTGGGCTAGCTGCCATCGGCCGGGGTGCCGTCGGACTCGCTGGTCGTGGCCTCGCTGGTATTGCGGCCTCTGGTGCAGGAGCGTTGGCAGGTGCAGCGACAGCCGTGGCCGGAGCCGGGTACGCCGGGTACAAGGCTGGTGAGTGGCTGAACGACAACGTGCTAACCGACGAGCAGAAAGAGGCGATCGGCAACGCCATTGGCCCAGCTATCGACTACATCATAGACGGCGGCAAGTCCGTAGGGTCTGCTTTGGCCTCAGCGGGGTCGAACATCGCAGGGTTCTTCGACAAGGTGGGCTCGAACATCGGCATCGGCTTGTTCAACGTGAAGGAAGAACTGGGCAAGAAGTTGGATGATGCCGGCACCACCGTGAAGAAGTGGAGTGACGATGCGAAAACGAACCTCGCGGACTTTTGGGACGCCTTCAAGTCCCGTGCTACGAATAACCCGGTGGTCAACAACGTCCGCGACTTTTTCAATCCACAAGCCGGCGGGAACAAGCTAGACCCAAGCCAGATGTCAATGGGGGAGCGCGCAAGGTCTGCGGTGAGCAATCTCGTGGATCGTGGTGCTTCCTTCTTTGGCGGCGGTTCTGGTGGGCGCATGCAAGAGGCGCTAGAAGCACAGATGACGCGCTCGGGTATCACAGACCCGAGAGAGCGAGCCATGATGCTGGCACAAATGAGTCACGAGTCATCGGGCTTCAAATCCGGAGAAGAGTCTTTCAACTACCGTGATGCGGACCGGTTGGCTTCGGTATCTGGACAGGCACGCAAAGCAGGCCCCGCTGCCATACAAGCGGCCATGGCAAAGGGCCCTGAAGCGATTGCCGAACTGATGTATGGCGGCCGCATGGGTAACGTAGACCCAGGTGACGCCTACAAATTCCGTGGGCGTGGAGTGATCCAGCTAACCGGACGCGAAAACTACGAGAAGTACGGCAAGAAGCTGGGCATTGACCTGTTGTCCAATCCGGAACTTGCCAAGGACCCGGAAATCGCGGCGAAGATCGCTACCCAATACTGGCAAGACCGCAACCTTGGCTCGGCTGCACGGGCTGGTGACGTAACAGCGGTGACACGCGGCATCAACGGTGGTACTAACGGGTTGGCCGATAGGCAAGCTCGCTACGACTACTACATGAAGCAGCAAGGTGCAGGGCCAGCAAACGCATTCGCTACGTCAACGGCAGGTGCCGGCCGCGCTGGGTTCGCGGGCACTGCGCTGGACCCGAGAAGAACGGACTACGCGGCTGCACGACCTGCTGGGGTCCCCGGCTACGAACGCGCAGCCGCGAACTCTGGTAGCCCTGTGGTGGTTCAACCGCCGGCGCCAGCCGCAGGTTCAGGTGGTGCCACGACCTCCAGTGCGAACAAGGTGGGCATGTCCAACTCGGACTTCTACGTGGACGACCTCGGGCTCATCATCATGAACCGTGGCTACAACGGCTGACGAGGAGCAATCATGCCAGGTATAGATAGGATAGTAGGTGACACAGGTAGCAACATTCGAGAGTCGCAAGACTATCGAGCACAGGCCGCTGCTGAAGAACTAGCTGCTCGTGGGCTCAATCCGAACTACTTTGCGCGCCTTGTATATCAATCGACAGCCGGCGATGACCCGGGCGTCATCACGCTGGCGCTACCGGAGAACTTCCAGTTCAACTTCAGTTCGAGCTTCGACCAGCCGTTCGCGCAAGGCATCGTGAACGCACCGGGGTTGTCGCAAGTGACGAAGTTCTTCGGCGCGTCGCTCACGTCCCAGTCGATGTCCGTGCAGGTGTGGCAAGGTTCGTCGTGCCCCGAGTTCAACCTCACGTTCCAGTTGATCGCGGAAACCGATTCCGTGAAGGACATCTTGCTGCCGGTATCCAGACTGTCGCGGCTCGTGGTGCCCGGCGTCGTCGGCGGCTTGCTGGCACCACCAGGACCGCGTCTGGACCCGAAGAAGGTTGCGGAAGCTGGCGTAGTCGCCGCCAAGTCAATCCTCGGTGTCGGCGTGCAGGGTGGTGGCATCGCCGGCGTGCTGACCGGCGGCTTCGAGGGCTTCGTACCTGCGCTGTCCGCCACGGCAACGAACATCGGCAACGCGCTGGACGGCATCCTCAAGGAACCGGCCAACAACGTGACGCTGCACATCGGTCGGTTCTTGAAGTTCCCGTCGGTCGTGATCCAGAACGTGTCGCAGACGTACGACACGGTGTTCGACAAGCGTGGGCTCCCGCTGAAAGCCAGCATCGACATCACGCTCAGCACCTGGTACGTGCCGGTCAAGGACGACATCAACACGATCTTCCAGCTTCAGGGGTGACGCATGCCTACGAACAGCAATGAACGTCGAGCCTACGTGCCGCTGTCGGTACTCACCGACGCTGCCGGCGCACTCGAACTGAGCCTGGACCTGCTGAGCGCCACGTACTCGAACATCCACGACCAGAACATCAGCTCCCAAACGTACCAAGTCACCGAGAGCGAAGCCGGAGCCCCTGATGCCATCGCTGACAGGTTCTACGGGGACTCACGGCTCTGGTGGGTGATCTGCACCTTCAACTCCGTGATCGACCCGTACACGGAAATCACTGCGGGGAAACGCCTGTTGATCCCTTCGCTGGACGAGGTGATGCTGTATCTCACTCGTGACGACGTGTCTGCGTCCTCAACGTCAAACCGCGTCGGTTCCATTGGGGTACTCTGATGCTCCGGATAAAGCAAGACGTATTCCTCGGCTTCGTCATCGGCGGTGTGGACTACCCGCTGGAGGCTACTGGGTTCAACTCGCTGAAGATCGTGAGCTCCCGCAGCATCTCTGTACCCATGGTCGAGATGGAACTCGTGGATTCCTTCAACTTCTTCTCCGAGAAGGTGACGCTGGCCGACGGTGTGCAGTTGAAAGTCCTGCTTGGTACGTCGCAGGAAGAGTACGACACCATGGTCTTCCGCGTGTTCTCGTTCTCGGACCCGAAGGCCGGTGGTAGCACGTCCGTGAAGATCATCGGGTACCTCGACGTTGTGGCCTACTACATGGCTACCGCGAACAAGCCAATCTCGGGCACGAGCTACAACGTGCTGAAGGCCATGGCTGACATGGCTGGCATGACCTTCGAGGGGGACGCAACGTCAGATGACCAGGTGTGGATACCCGGCAACGACAGGTACTGCCAGTGGGCGCGCAAGATCGTGGCACATGCGTACGGCAACGACATGAGCCTGATGGCGCTGGCGGTGACGCCGCTCAAGGTCATGCGGTACCGCGATGTCATGGCCCTAGACGTTTCGGGTGACATGCCCGCGTTCGTCAACGGTGACTCGCGTCCGAAGTCCAAGATTTTCCAGATGCGGGACTCACACTCGCTGTCTCGCTCCGGGTCGAACAACGCCAGTGGGGCATACGGTCATCGCATCGTCGTGCAACGAGCGAACGCCGAGCTACAGACCGTACGCGATGCGATACGGTACAAGCGGTTCGCCTCGTTCACGAACGTCGCCAAGGACGTGCGAGACGCTGTGAAGAACGCCGAAGGGTCGCCGGGCGTGCTGAACACGCAGTTCTCGCCCATCGAATGCGGCAACGTGCACGAGCACTACTGGGAAGCGCAGTACCAGAACGCTCGGCTGTCTCGCCTGTTCTCCACAGGTGCAACGCTGCTCGTCGAAGACCGGACGAAGATTGAAGTCCTCGATCCGGTAAAGTACATGCCGAGTTCAGCGCCAGGTGCGACAGGCGCTGAAGCCAAAGAACAAGTGCAGGGCATCTACGTGGTGACCAGCAAAGCCGTGGTCGTGCAAATGGGCAACTACTTCGAGCGCTTCGAGTTGTACACGTCAGGTCCAAGCACGGACCCGGCAGCGCTTGGCAATCAGGAGTGACGGATGAGCACGACAGGGATGGTCGATCCGCTGGAGCAGCAACGGAGTCGCAACGACTACGACGGCCAATTCTTCCTCGGTACTGTGGTGGACAACGAAGACCCGCAGAAGGAAGAGCGGCTGCGCATTCGCATTCCGAACCTGCTAGGGGAAGAACTGTCCGACACTGAGCTACCGTGGGCACGTCCGGTGAAGCACCGCGTGCGTGGCAGCAATTCCCAGGTACAGTCGCTGTCGGTCCCCGTCGTGGGTTCCAAGATGATCGTGGTGCTGCAAAACGGTGATCCGTACCATCCGCTGTACCTGGGCTCGCTGCTGGTGGGCGCTGATGTGGCCTCGGTGCTGACAACGAACTACCCGAAGCGGTACGGACTCCGCGACGACAAGGGCAACCACATGTTCGTGGACACGCAGACCGGTGACATGGAACTCCGGCATTTCTCGGGCACCACGCTGAAGATCGTACCGGACGGCTCGGTGTCGGTCACGAGTCCGAAGAACCTGACAGTGGCCTTCGACGGCAACGCCAGTGTCGCTGTCAAGGGCAACCTGTCGGCAACCGTGGATGGCAATGCCAGTGCCGTGGTCAAGGGCACTCTGGATGTCAAAGCTGATGGCGCAACGACCATCGAGTCTTCCTCGGGTATCACGATCACGGCACCGACCGTGGACATCAACTAGGAACCACCATGGCCGCGACGTGGATCGACGTTAACAGCAACTACGGCATCACCGTGGCCGGTGGTGAACTCGCCCTCGATGTCATAGCCGTGAAGAACAGCATCGAGAACATCCTGAGTACGCCAATCGGCAGCCGGCCGTTCCAACGGGACTACGGTTCCAAGCTGTACCACTTCCTGTTCGAGCCGGGTGACGCGATGACCGAAGAGGACATTCGGGTGTCGCTGATCCAAGCTCTCGGTAAGTGGGAGCCACGGATCACCGTGGACGCACAGCGCACCGTCGTGAAGCAGCAGGGCTCGGCGGGCTACGTCATCGACGTGCATTTCACCATGGTCGTACCGCAGACACGCGAGTCCGTCCAATTCGTAGCAAAGAGGATCTGACCATGGCAACGATTTCACTAAGCCGCATCCACCCGGACTACGGGCAAATCCGAGCGCAGTTGCAACTGGCACTGGCTGGCCTGGACACCTGGAAAGACCTGTTGCCGACGGCGACGGGCCAAGCGGTGATCGACTTCGTGGCCGCCGTCGGCGACATGGACCAGTACGGGATCGAGCACGCTTACCGCGAAGCGTTTCTCTCCGCACGCAAGTCCTCGTCGGTGTACGCGATTGCGAAGATGCTGGGTGTGCGCCTCGCTCGCAAGGTACCTGCCGCAGCCACTGTATCGTTGTCTCGCAAGGTCACGGCAACGACGCTGACGATCCCGGCGTACACGGTGTTCAACGGCGGCGGCGTCTCGCTGTTCAACCGTGAGCCCGTGGTGTTCAACATCGGGGTCACCTCGGTCCCCGTGCAGTTGTACGAGGGGCAGGTCAAAGAGCTTCAGCAACTGGCCGACGGCTCGGACTTCCAAGCGTTCATCGCGTCGGAACGGGACTTCACGATTTCCGACGCCGATGTGCAGGTACTCGCCGGCAACACGGAGATCCCAGTGACGCAATCCGGGCTGTGGACGCTGAAGGGCGTCCCAGGCGTACAAGACCTGACGCAAGAGCGCGGTGAACTCCTACTCGTGTTTGGCAACGACATCTACGGGTACAAGCCTGTGGTCAACACGCTGCTGACGTTCCGGTATGTCGTGAACCAAGGAGCATCAGCGAACTCCGCGAGGTTCACAGGGCAGAGCGTTACCGTACCGGACTTCGCGGACGTGAAGGGCGTTGCCAGCACGGGTTTGACCGCAGGTGCGAACGAGCGTGACCCTGGCTTCTACCGTCGGTTCGGCCCACAACTGTTCTCCAGTTCCGAGCGTGCGGTGACCGAAGACGAGTTCCAGGCCACAGCCGTGAACTACCCGTCGGTGGTCGATGCGTTGATCGTCGGCCAGCGCCGGTTGAGCCCGAGTGACAACCGTTACATGAACCTCGTTCGCGTGTCGCTGCTCACGAACAGCACGTGGGGAACACCGCAGCGGGAAGCGTTTCTCCGGTACTACCAGACACGCACGATGTTCCCAACGCGGTTCTACTTCGAGGACCCGTCGTCACTGACTGTCGATGTCGAGGCCAACGTGTACTGTCGCTTCGAGGGTGACCTGAACGAAGTGCAGGCTGCCGTGCAGCAGTCACTGGCGACGTTGTTCGCTCCGAGAGCCGGCATCATCGGGCTGAACTTCTTCAAGTCCGACATCGAGGCGGCGATCCGCACGGCGAGTCCGCACATCGAGTTCTTCGAGTTGCTGAACCCAGTGACCGATGTGTACCCGATGTTCAAGCCGCCCAAGCCGCCGATAGTGACGGAGGTACCTGGTGGAGGCACTCTCGCTGCTGGACCAGTGGCGTACGCGGTTACCGTGATGACGCCCCTTGGTGAGACACTGGCAGACAACATCGGCACGCAGGTGCTGGCAGCAGCAGGCTCAGCAGCGCACGTCGAGTGGAACGCGATCCCCGGCGCGCTCGGGTACCGTGTATACGGTCGGAGCTTCCCCGGTGCGAGGCTGCTGGCAACCACAGCGGCATCGGCCACGAGCTTCACGGACGTGGGCTTCCCGCTGACGACAGTGGAACCACCGGTGGTTGACACCAGCGGAGTACGGTACTGCACGCTCGGGAACACCGTGCTCAACATGTTCTACACGGCACGGAGGCTCACATGACTGAGCGGGTCGGACTGCTGGCTCCTCAACTGGAGAAGTCCAAGGTATGGCGCGACTTCGCAGCCGCTGTAGACCGAGTGTTCACAGACCTCGGGATCGACGGTGCACGTGATCTGCTGGCGTCGTTGCGTGCGCCGTTGAACCTCAAGGACGTGGTCGGTGCCGAACCCGGTGGCGCGCTCACTGCACTAGACGTGATCCCCAGGGCGGAGCGTCAGACGCTGGTGCGCAACGCCGAGCTCCTTGGGTTCCGCTTCTACGACAGCGCGATTCTCGACGCTGAAGACTACGTGCGGCTCTGCATGTTCCTCGGTCAATACTACGACGAGGACAAGGGTACCGCAAGGTTCGCGGATTTCATGGGGTTCATGGCGAACGTCAAGCTCCAAGTGGTACCGACGTGGACGCAGGACTACGTGACGTTCCTCAAGGAAGGCGACCCCGGCATCGGTGTACCCGTGTACCGTGGAGGACCGTGGTATCCGACGACGCACGTGGTGCTCAGCTTCGGACTCGGCAAGTTTGCAGGCGTGGACCGGAACTCGCTGATCGAGTTCTTCTACTACTTTGCGAACATCAACCTCGTGCTATGGGCCATTGAAATGACGGACGACGCCAGTATGTCCGTGAACATCAGTGGCGCAGGCACACTCGACATCTGGCTCTGACCATGCAAATGTGCGAACCACACTACGCAGCGCTGCGTACGGAAATCGAAAACCAAGGGATGGCTTCGATGATTCCAGAGACAGCGGAGCAAGCACGTGCCTCCGTGATAACAGCGCTGGAGGAAGCGCAGACGGGGGTGCAAGAAGGACCGTTCGATCCGCTGCTCACCGCCGTGTTCCAAATCTACGGGAACGCCGTACGCACCGGCGGTCTATACCTGCTGGCGGGTGACTACTGCCCGTTGTGCGAAGTGCGCAAGCACGTGCCTGCGGCGGAAAACAACGCCGACGCCCTGTGGATTTCCGGCTGCGTCACGGCCATAGCCGAACACGTACGGGAGAACGGGCTGCTCAAGCCACCGAACTGAAACCCGGTAATTTCAAGACCGTGCGCGAGAATGCACGCCACTGCAAACCACGTCCGAAAAGGAACCTCATGAAACTCGACCTCTCCCCCATCGTCGTCGGTCTGGACGGAAACGCGCTGAAGCGCAGCGCCGTCAACAAGGAGTTCGGTGACGAGCCGCTGACCTTGGCTTTCGCCCTCGCTCACGTGCTCTCCGTCGCCGTGGAAGACGTGGGCGTGCTGGAGCAAGCGGCCGCGAACCCCGCGAACCCCGACGCGGACTCCGTGCGTGCGCGAGCCTTCGCCATGAAGGTCGAGCGTGGCAACCTCGCGTTGCGCCTGGCAGCCGTTGTCGGCGATGCGGCCACCGCCGTGGAACTGACGCCGGAAGAACTGGTGCTGCTGAAAACCGTCGCGGGACCACGTCTCATGCCCATCGTGCTGGCACAGGTGAACCGCGTCATCGGCTGATCCGACGCAAAGGAACTCCAAGTGGACCTGACAATACTCGACTCTGGCCGGACCGCTTCTCTGAACTCCGGAGTGCCCGGCATCAAGATCGAAATCGGTAGCTTCACCCTGGGCTCAGCGTTCGGGTACGCGGTGAATCCCGCAACGGACACGGCGCTGCACGGTGCCGTGCTGTACACGGGGACGCCCATCGGGTACTCCGTGATCGACGCGGACACTTGCGAGTTCATGTTGCAGGTCCCTGGCAACGTCGGCACCTTCAACTTCGGTGAGGTAGGGCTCCACCTGGTTTCTGGTGCGCTGTACGCAGTCGGCGTGCTGCCGGGTTTGCAGCAGAAGATCGCGGCGCCCGGCACCGGCTGGAACACGATCAACATCAGGGCGAGGCTGCACGAATCGGGGTTGCCGGCGACCATCACCTTCGTGATTCAGGAGATCACGGCGGGTGCCATCATCGAGCTTCCCAACTGGTCCACGCTGAACCGTCCTGCGGATGCACCGTCCAACGTGTACATCGTGCATGACGCTGACGACTTGGGCAACGACGCGCTGGTCACGAGAAGCCATGATGGCACATGGGACGTCAGCACACACGGGTACCCCGTTGTCGAAGCCGGCGCGTTCACTGTCGGTCCTGGTGCCACGGGGTCCGCGCTGCTGGCTTCTGGCGTGCTGCCGATGGAAGCGAGCTTCCCGCTCGGTCGCTACCTGATCCAGCCGAAGACCGGAGCACAGGCTGGCAACATCCGCAAGGTCACGAGCGTCTCGGGCTCAGTGCTTCACTGGTCACCGTCGTTCGGTGCGCCGCTGGACACCGGTGACGAGTTCGAGATCCTTCAATCCACCGCGAGTCTGTCGGAAACAGTGGGCACCGACATCGCGTTGTTTCACGCACTTGCCACACGGAGCTTCTCATGACCATTTCCTACAAGGGCGGTGGCATGCCGCTAACGACCGTGGCGCAAGCGCTGCACACGGTCGCTGCCGGAACCAAATCTGCGGTTCCCGTGAGTGTCCACGTCACGAACGTCGATAAGGAGTTCCGCCGACGGCTGAACTTCTGGCTGTCGATCACCGGAGGCCGCAACATGATTGTGGTCAACGGCGCCGAGGTCGAGTTCGGGGTCACCACGGTGTTCGCAGGTCCCGCACTGAACCCCGGCGAATCGCTGATGGCGTACGCCGAGACACTCGGGCTGCTGGTGGCAGCGTCGTCCACAGGAGAACAACGATGAAATTTCCGACCAAGCGCGTTGCGCTACCGTACACGCTGAGTCCTGGCGACGAGGGTGTTCTCGAACTCCAGAACTCGGGCACGCTGTACGTGCCGGCAACGATTCCGTTGATGGTCCGGCGGTTCTCCGTGATCCTCATGAACCAGTCTGCTGGTTCCGTCACCCTGGAATCCCCGGTAGCGAATCTCAGCGTGCACGGGGCGACCGAGACAGCGACGATCGTGATTCCAGCGGGGCGTGCCGTGCTGCTGGCCGCGCATGACGGCGTGGCACGGTGGTTGGTGGTGAACATCACCAACCTCTCCAGCGGTGCTCCAGTGGGCGCTGTTGGTGCTCCAGTAGGGGCTGTTGGTGGCTCTGGAACAGCGGTTCTCCAGTGGGGTCCGCAAGGTGGCGACACCATCAACGGAGTTTCCTGGCTGAGCAACCCCACGCTGGCAAACGGGGGCACGTTCAACTACGTGCTACACGTGACGAATCCGAGTTCCTCGGCGGTCGGCTTCAACGGCGCTACCGCCGTGTACAGCAAAGCCACGGGGAACCCGCCACCGGGTGTCATCAACGTGCCTGCAGGTGGCAACATCACGGTCACTGGCAACATCACGGTGAACGGAGCAGTCGGCTCACCAGGCTTCATCCGGCTGACGCTGCACGATCCGTTCGGCGCGGTACAGCGTTCGGACATCAACTTCGTTGTCGGCCCCGCACCCGTCGGAGCACCGCCGGTAGGCGCACCTCCGGTCGGTGGCACCGGCGTCGGCGACTGACAGGAGAACACCATGGAAATTGGAACACCACGGTCATCGGGGCCCTACCCGCTGAAGCACGTCTCTGCCCCGTACGTCATGGACGCGAACGACATCGGGTTGACGATCATGGTCGCAGCAGGTGCCGGTGCCGTGACGCTGCCCCCGGTGGACCCGAACGTCACGGAGTTCCCGTTCATCATCGTGAACGGCACCGGAGCAGCGTTGACGATCACAGGACCTATGGCAGTGCATGGAGTACCCGGGTCCTCGTACTCGCTGGCGACGGTGCTCGCGCTGATCGGCACGCGGTACGCAGGAGACGCTCAGTACCGGGCGGAACTCATCGGCTGACGGTGATGAAGCTGACGGTACCAAGGCTCAGCGAGTACGTCGGACCGGCGCTGGACTTCCCGAGAGAACCGATTCGGGTGTTCAACGTGTGGACGCCCGCGCGAGCCGCGATGATCCGTGCTGAACTCGATGCCGTGCAATCCGAAGCTGAAGCCCTGGTGTTTCAGACGAACGGGAACGCAGGCTACGAGAACCCTGGGGTGCGCTCGTGCACGGTACTGAACCCCGGTGCGGAGCTACGGGCCTCGGTCACCAGCGATCTGCTCTCCGTGTTTCGTCCGTTCGTCCAGGCAGAACTGAAGATGCAGCGTGCCTCGTTGCACGGAGAAATCCAGTTCATCAGGTACCGCAAGCGGGATTCAGGGCGAGCCGATCACTTCGTGTTTCACGCGGATGCCGCGATCTTCGTGAACGGCCGATGGCTTGTGAACACGCCTGAGCGGCATCTGACGTTCAGTGCGTACGTCAACGACGACTTCTCAGGCGGAGACTTCGTGTTCAAGAACGTGGTCCACGATGGCGGAGTACCAGTGACAGTGCAACCTCGACCAGGGCTCGCGCTGCTGTTTCCGTCGGACCCACGGTATGAGCACGCAGTGACGCCAATGCGTAAGGGCACTCGGTACGCAATGGTCGGGTGGCTGACAATGGAGGCTTGAACGGGTGCTGCGGCACCCTTCTTCATTTCCGGTGCTCGGGTAGCAAGAACACGTGACGGATCGCCATCTCCTGGTCGAACATGGCAGTACCCATCACCTCGTCCCAGTAGAACGAGAACGCGGACACCGTGCGTGGAGGCAACTGTTCTTCCAGTGCCGACACGTACCGTCCGGTCTTGCGGCGAGCAACGCGGTCCCACACGCGGTCGTGCTGCTCTGCGCGGGCCGCTGGCGTGTACGTGAAGTACCGGTAGTACCGCTTGGACTCAGCGTACTCGATGGCGGCATCCAGTAGGATGCCCAAGCCGTTCATCGGAAGCCCGTTGCTTGCCGTTTGATCGCTGATGACGAGAAGCAGCAACCAGGCACGCTGGCTCGTCATCAGCTTCTGCAACAGGTAGCACCAGATGCGCCCCTCGCTGTCCACGAGGCCCCAGGTGCGGTACATTTCGTTCTCGGGCACTAGGTACTGGTTCTCCAGGTAGTGCCGTGCGTACATCGGGTTGGCGAGGGGCGCACCGTCTATGTCAGTTGGGTTGCCCTGGCGGATGCGCATAAGTTGGTCGGCATGTTCGGGGCGGAGTCGGAGTACGTTCATGTGCGTCCTAGTGGGTGGTTGATTAGCGAGAGCAGATCGCGGTACGGGATCTCCGTAGACGACCAGCAACGGAAGGGCATGCTCGTGCGCACGGCTTCGGACTCCGTGAACACCTGCGTGAGTTCACGTTCGTAGCCCGTGTACTTCACGCGAGGTCGCAGTCCATAGGCACGGTCTTTCACGAGGTCCGAACTGTGAACCCGACGGTTGTACTGGCCGGCGACGAGGCGGACGAGAAACGGGTTCGCCAGATACGCAGCCCATAGCTCCAGACTGTACTGGTAGAACGACGGGATGACCCTGTGGTTGTCGGTCCAGTGCAGGTACTTCTGGAACGCAGGGAACCGCTCATGGTCGTGGAACATGAACGTGCCCTTGCTGTAGTCTCCGTCGATCTGCGCTTGAAGGTCCGGCACGTAGTTGACCTCGGGTTCGTTGAACCCGGACACGAGGGCACCCGGTGTGTCGCGCACAGCGACGTACCACGGTGCGTAGCCCACATGCTTGCACTGGCTTACACGCGCGAGTTCACGAGCCTCACCGCTGTCGATCAGCACCTGCATGTCGATGTCGAAAAATCGGTAGTCGAGCCCGAGCTTGTGCGCGAGTCGCAATGCCGGCACCAGATCGTGACGATTGCCTCCGCGCGCATGCCGGATCAGCAACGTAGTGAACGGGACACCAGCGTCCAAGAACCTCCGGACCATGTACTCGGAATCAAGGCCACCGCTGAGCATCAGCACCAGGTCTTCGCCGTGGAACCTGTCGGCGATAGCCCGAGCGTTGAGTACCGCTTCGTCACGTAGAGTACCAAGAGCCCTGGTGAGCCCTCGATTGATCTTCATCACGTACGTTGCGTCCTCGTGCACACGGAACAAGCCGGGGAACCCGGCGTACCCGTAAGCGAACCACGAGTCGGCAGTGAACCTCGGTGTGGGAACCAAGTTCAGGCGCACCCACGCTGCGACGAGTTCGTCATTGTCCATCGGGGTCTCTTTGTGGAAGCGTCACTGGTCCGTGATACATGCGCACGACGTTCAGCGTCTGAGGATGGACCTCGACGAACGAGTTCTCCAGGCCGAAGTGCACCACATGGTTGTACACGAGGACCGCCAGTATATGAGCGAGCACCACGGGGCGTACGGACTCTGCGGAGTCCGGCATCGGAAACCCGAGCCGTGCGTCCCACACCTGCACGTACCCTTGCGGGCTCGTGTTGAACCGGAACACACGGCCGAACGCGACCTCAGCGTCGGTCACGATCTCCTGGGTGTCCACGAGAATGATCGACGCTCGTTCTCGCGGGACGTCCACGTTAAAGAACGGGGACAGCAGGTCGTGTACGACGGAGTTTTCGGTAAATACAGACACGTCGTCCACTTGGTTCCCGTGCCACTTCGCATCTGGTGTCACGACGGGGGCACACACAGCGGTCATCTGCGTGTGGTACTCGGGGCCTGGTGTCCAGCCGGACGCTACTGATGTCAGCAGCGACCGGTACGCTTCATGCACAGGCACCTGACCACGCAGGGTCTTTCGCAGGATCTCAGTCGGAGACAGCGCGAACAACACACGGGCGCCGCCATGCGTGATTTCGACGACGGTGTACCCCAGGGCTTCTTTCTCAGCTTTCCAGGTCATCTGGTCCTCCAGTAGTTCACAACTGATTTACCCACGTTCGGAGTTCACATGTACGTCTCGGATCATGCACGTCGCATTCTCATTCCCATTCATCTGCTGTTCGCCGCAGTGACGGCCGCCTGGGTGTACAACGGGGCTCACGTACCGTGGCCGGCAGCAGTTCTCGCCGTCGCATGGTGGACGCTGCTCTCTGGGCTTGGCATCGCCGTGGGATTCCACCGGTACTTCAGCCATCTGGCGTTTCCGGCCAAGCCGTGGGCGCGCAAGCTCATGCTCGGCGCCGGAACACTCGCTGGGCAGGGGTCACCGATCTTTTGGGTGGCGTTGCACATGGGCTACCACCATCCGCATTCGGACGAACGGAAAGACGTGCACTCCCCGGTGCACGGCATCTGGTCTGCGTACATGGGGTGGATGATCCGGCTACGGCCTGACGATGTGAGTCTCAAGTACGCGGTGCGGTTGCTCAGGGACCCGCTGATCGTCACCGTGCATCAGCGGTACTACACGGTGTTCTGGCTGGCGTACGCAGCGATACTCGGGATCGCAGCTACAGCAGGGCTACCGTACGTCATGGCCGTGATGACCGCGCTTATCGTCGCCGTACACCAGGAGTGCGCGGTGAACGTGCTGAACCACAGTCGCTGGTTCGGTTACGTGAACTACTACACGGGAGACAACAGCGTGAACAACGTGGTCACTGGCCTCTTGTGTTGGGGCCAGGGGTGGCACAACAACCACCATCAGTTGCCTGGCCGAGCGAACTTCGGTGTCCGATGGTTCGAGTACGACCCGACACGGTTGCTGATTCCCCTGGTTCGCGCACGCTGAGGACACGATCATGAACGTAAACCCCGTTGAGCAGTTCCCCACCGCCGTGCTCTGGAAAGACCTGATGAGTCCCGAGGGCATTGTCGCCATGTCCAAGACACTTGGTCCCGGCACCGTGTTCTTTCTCAATGCGGAACCTCGTGACTACGAGGAGTTCCGTGCGCTCGGCATCGACGTGCGCCCGCGGTCACAGGTGTCTACGTCGCTGGTCACCGTGGAACGACCAGGGCAGACGCAGATAACGGCGACTACGAGCGCGGCGTCCGCAGTCATGGGCAAGTCGTGGTCGCTGATCTGCGACGCCGGAGTCCGCACGTTCGTCGTCGAGAACGGCAAGGTGTGGTCCTCAGTGTGCAAACAGCGCAAGCTCATGGGTGTGCCCGACAAGTTCGAGATTTCTGATTACCCGACACGGTGCATGCGCAACGCCTGCGACTACCACTTCGACGCGCTGGCTCCGAAGCACGGCAGCGAGAACCTGGAACTCCCGAACTTCAGGAAGTTCGAGGTGCCCACGGAACTCGCATCGACAGTGGAAGACGTGCGCGTAGCGCTGCTCACGAAGCTGCAACGTGAGGAAGCAGGGTACGCAACAGGCGTCAATCGTCAACGGTATCCGAACACGCCGTTCAAGACCACGAGGTCAGTGCTACTGCGCAAGCACTGCAACATCCGGGCGTACAACTGGCAAGCGAACCTGCAAGGGAGCTACGAAGACGTGGAGTGCGCGGATGATCCCACGTGGATGACTCCGTACTCGGAAGCAGGTGTATTCGCTCGTGAACTGCTGCCGAAGATCGTCGGGGTCGAGTGGCAAGACATCGGCCAGATCATCCTGTCGAAGCTGCCGGCCGGAGAGGTCATCACCACGCACTGGGACGCCGGCTACTACTTCGAGTTCTACAACCGGTACCACTTCGTCCTCGATACGAACGACGACTGTGACTTCATGATCCGGGACGAGACAACGAACATGAAGGTTGGGAGCATCTACCGCATCAACAACATCGTCCGGCACTCAGTGGCAAACCGGGGCACCACGGACCGTTATCACGTGGTCGTGGACGCGAGGTACCGTCGATGACTGACGCAGTGGTGTTCGCGGGGTACTCCCGTGCGGCAATCGGGGTGAAGCCAGCGGGAGCACACATCATCGCCAACGTGTTTCGCCGTGCAGGACTCACTGCTGTCGTCATAGACATGTGCACGGTGCTCACCCGGGAGCAACGGCAGAAGCTGTTGCGTTCGCACGTGACGCCGTACACGAAGTTCGTGTGCCTGAGCACCACGTTGTTTGGGCTTGCCGGCGACATGGTTACGGAGATCGAGGAGGTGGATGCGAGCATGACCACGATGTTCGGAACCCTGCGGCGTCGCGCGCCGGCAGCGACGTTCATCATAGGCGGGTCGAAGGTCACAGCGGGTGACCGCACGACCATGGACTTCGACTACGGAGTGATCGGGCAAGGCGAAACGACGTTGCTGGCAATCGTGAACCACGTGCTGTACGGTGATCCCCTGGTCACGGACTTCACGGTGAACAACGTGCGGTACGTCAGCGACAAGACCTACCCGTACGGGACGTACAACACGGATGATCTCCTGGAGTTCACGGCGGATGACGGAGTAGCTCCGGGAGAGACGCTACCACTGGAGTTCGGTCGCGGCTGCGTGTTCAAGTGCAGCTACTGCATGTACGCGCTGACCGGCAAGGAGTTTGGTGACTACACGAAGCCCGCGAAGCTGCTGGCCGATGCCATGCGCCGGAATTACGAGCGCTTCGGGACCACCAGGTACGTGCTGACCGACGACACGGTGAACGACAGCCTGGAGAAGGCCCGCGTGTGGGAAACGGCAGTGTCCATGCTGGACTTCCCGGTTGAGTTCGGCGGGTACATGAGGCTCGAACTGTTCCACAAGTACCCGGAACTCATCGAGTTGTACGCGCGCACGGGGCTGCGCGCGGTGAACTTCGGCGTCGAAACCTTCAACAAGGTCGCGGGCTCAGCCGTCGGCAAGGGGTTCGGAGAACGCGGCCGTGACACGCTGCTGGCGCTGCGTGCTGCCTGGGGTGACAACGTACACGTGTCCACGAACTTCATCATCGGATTGCCGACGGAGACAGAGGAGCAGATACGAGCAGATGCCGAGTGGCTCCGAAGAACTCGTGCCTGTCACTCTGCCACGTACTACAAGCTGCTGGTGGCCCGTGACCGGTCACAGCAGGGATTCGGACCGGAGTACGCCGGCTACTACCGCGAGACGGACGAGCCGTTGCCTCCGCAACTGGACTGGACAGCGTACCTGCGTCGGTACATCAACTGGAAGTCCCCGTGCATGTCGTTGGCGCAAGCTCATCGGTTGCAAGTGGACCTGAACACCAAGTGGGAGAACTGGCGGTGGAGTCTCGACGCGACCGTTAGCGCCTTCGGCTTCATGGCGCTGCGTCGCTGGTACTCTCAGCACGAGTTGACGCACAGCACGCGCGTAGGCTACGCCGAGCACCTACGGGAAATCGCGGAACTCCGGCGTGACACGTACGCGGCACTCATGGCCGAAGTGCCCTCGACAAGGGGTAACCCGATACGTGTCACGCCCAAGATCGTGCCTGCTTCGTCGCTGGCGTTCGTGAACAAGTGGGACAAGCGAAAGGTCTGACATGGATTTCGGAGCGGACTTCCGATTGCTGGAAGCAGAAGTACCGGCACGGTTGTGCCTTCGTGCGGTTGCCGAGATACAAGAGCGTGCAGCCGCTGGGGACTTCGACAACGTAGACAACCGCGCGCGGCATCGGCTGTATCCCGAGTTGGCCGAAGCGGATGTCGTGTACCTACGAGCCCCTGTACTTCAGGGACAGCCCGGTGTGCGCGGCGACATACTGGACTGTGAGAACACGCCGGCGGTGGCGAAGTTCCCTTGGTGCTGGGTTGCACTGAGAACGGCGCTACCAGACGCCGTGTTCGGTCGTGTGATGGTCTCCCGTGTGGACGGTCCCGGTCGAGTAGCCACGCACGTGGACGCTGGTGCCATGGCCGTGCAACACCGAAGGCACCATGTGTGTCTCACAGTGGAAGACGCGGAGTTCACGGTGGGTACCACGACAGTGAGGATGGAGCCGGGGTCCGTGTGGGAGATCAACAACCGACGGCCGCACTCGGTCACGAACCACAAAGGGCTACGGTTGCACCTGATCGCTGACGTGGTTCCACGCTAATTTCAGAGCACCTGTGAAAGAGAGGCTGCAATGGCTTACCAGATCAAAGTGCAAGTGACGAAGACGAAGCCCGGCGCGAGATTCCTGCGGGAAGTGCCGGTGGACGAACCGACGCGCAAAGCCGTGTACGACCTGTACGGGATCAAGGACGTGGCGACCGGCTACCTGGGTCGAACGTACACGAGTGACGACACCGGTGCGACCGAGACACTGACCGAGACGTGGGAGTCGAAGGCCGCGTGGCTGGCGTACCGGAAAGCGAACGCTGCGGCGGCCACGGCAGCGGACAAAGCAGGAGCAGCGTTTCACAAGGCGGAGGGCAACACGCTGTTGATTACCACCGTCGTAACCTGAAGGAGCCTACCGTGCAAGGTTCACCTGTAATGGACTTCCTTGCCGGCGTTCTCAACTACACGGACCCCGCGACGTTCGGGGCCGGAATCACCGGAGCGTCGATCTACTACGTGCTGTTCGCGGATCGCGGTCGCTGGGCAAACATCGCGTTGTTCCTAATCTCGATACCCGTAGCGCTGCACGTGTCTCCGATCTTCGCGGTGAAGACCGGGCTGCACGGAAGCGGTGTTGCGCTGTTCACTGGAGCACTAGGACTCATGTTCATCGAGAAGCTCGCGTTCTACACGAGGCATCCGTCGGCGTTCATCAAGACGCTGCGCGATGCACGTGCTGCGTTACGACACGACACAGGAGGCGGTGATGACGCTCGACCCTAGCATGATTACGGAGACGTACATGGTCATCGTGACGATCACACACGTGCTATTCGCAGTCATCGTCCTGCGGCTCTACCAGTTGGTGAAAGCTGCGGGGTTCGGAGAGCAATCGTGGGCACTCAGGATCGGGGTGATCCTCATCGTCGCCGGAACGCTGACGCTGGCGATGATCCCGACGACGTTGCCAGCGGTAGCCACCGTCAAGGACGTGAGCATGGACGTGCTCATCTGGTCGCTGCTGCGAACCCTCGGGCTCATCATCGTGTGCTCACTGATCTTCACGAACATCGCGCGGTTCAAGCCGTGGGACGGACACAGCGAGCGACGCACGGGTCTGACAAGACCGGCGACGCTTGACGACCGAGTGAACTCCCGCCACTGAGACGTTGCCATTGGCCGGGCTGGCGCAAGTCACCCCGGCTTTTTTCACGCCCAAATCGAGTGGGTAAATGCGGTTACGGATCAACCGCTTTGGAGCATTCATGGGACTACGTATCGTTGTGAGCGACGCCGGCTACTACCCGTCCTTGGTAGACCGTCTCGTCTCCGAGGGACACACCGTACATCTGACGATGCCGAACTTGCCGCCGGGTGCAACGCTGGGCTACCTTCCCGGAGACGGCACGTACATGACGGATGAACAAGTGGTGCTCGCTGCCGTCGCCAACAGCATCGACCTGTACGTCGGCTTCGAGTTGGGCGACACGCTGGGCACGACGCTGCGGATGTTCGATCTGCCGGTGCTGATGCACGACGAATCGGCCTTCCGTCTGGAGACGAACCGCGCGCTCGGCGCAGCGTTCATCCAGCACCGAGTCTCCGGTGTCCGCGTTGCCAAGGCACAGACGTTCGACTCGTTGCCGGAAGTCAAGAAGTTCCTGGCGGGCAGCAAGAGCAAGCTCGTGGTGAAGCCGGCTCCGAACTCCGTCGGTCAGGCAGACAACGACCTGCGATGCCACTTCAGCACACCGCCTCATCGCAACACGTTGGCGCTCGTGGCCGAAGATGGCGGGTACTTCGACGAAGACGGACAGGGTAGCGTTCGCATCGAGGAGTTCCTCCCTGGTGTGGAAACATGTGTGGGTTGCATGTTCGACGGCACGAAGTTCGACACCGTGTTCTACATCTGCCATGAGCACAAGGATGCGCAGAACGATAGCCGCAGTGGCGTGCTCACGGGGGAGGTCGGCAGCACGCTGACATGGCACCACCGTGTACAGAATCCAGTGGTGGACGCGCTGCTGGACGAAGTGGCGCAGAGCCTGAAGGGCACTGGTGCGGGGTTCATCGACCTGAACCTCATGCTTGACCCCAAGAGGAAGACCGTGACGCTGATCGAGTGGACGGTGCGTTGGGGACGCCCGACAATGGAACTGGTGCTCGCCACGTACATGGGCGATTTCGGTGCCTACCTGCACAGGGCAGCGGCGGGCAAAATCGGCACGGTGGTCGCGGATTACGCGAAGGCAGCCCTGGGTATCGTGGTCTACCCATACGGCTATCCGTTGGTGCCAGGCAACGAGAAGCCACAGCAGTACCCTCCGTGCTTCAAGAAAACCAAGGGCGCTGCGCTGTACCCGCTGACGTGTGTGCGGCTGACCCCCACGACGTACATCGCGCAGGATCGGTACGCGGTGGCGGTCGCGGTGGCAGACACGATACCGAACACGGAGGAGCAAGTGCTGATGCTGCAAGCACGAGCAACGGCGCTAGCCGCTCGTATGGACATTCCAGGCAACACATGGCGTGACGACATCGGCAGCCATTGGCTCGACGACCTGGAAACCGCACGTATCTGCCTGGGGCTCAACCGTGGTTAACGAGACGACAGTCAGAGCCCTGGTGAACCAGGCGGATGCGGTGCCCCCTTTGGTACACGCCACCGTGGTCAAGCTCGTGGAAATAGAAGCGGGGCTCAACGCCGTGCTCAAGCCCGAGTTGGAACTGCTGCTGGACGAGCGTGTACTCCTCGTGGACGGTACAGCGAGAATGCAGTGGCGCGATGACATGTGGCATCCGTTCTTTCACGATCTGATTCCGTTTCCGGACTGGGACGTCGATGCACAGTCACTCGACCTCGTACTCGGGCACTGCGACGATGGCAAGACCGGGTTCAACCTCTACGGGTTCACCGAGGACATTGAATCCGTGCACGAGCTTGCGGTGGAAACCGAAATCCACGTGTTCACGAGGGCCACGAGTGCTCCGCTAGCCCGGCTGAACTCGAAGCAACGGAATGCCATCGGCAACACGGCGATACCCGAGGGCATGACGTTGCACCCGTGCGTTGACTCGTCGGTGTACCGGTTGCTTCCGCTCATGGTCAGTTCCTGGGTGTACAAGCACAACGTGGACGACGTGGGCAACCTCGTGCAAGAGATTTGTTCGTGGACGTACGTGGCCGAAGCGGCGAAGATGAACAGAGCCTGGCTGTGGATGCTGAAGTACGAGGAACAGCCGGTGTCGCTGATCGGCTTGGTACAGCACGACGAAGACACTGCGGTGTTCCAAGCGTTCTGGCAACTGCCCTTCGACTACGGGCTGAACAACGGATACGATCCGAAGCGGCCGTTGGGCACGCTCATGCTCGCAAACGCGCTGACCACAGTGTCTCTTCAAGGCTTCGACACTGTGCTCACATGGCCGTCCTTTACCGGACCCGGAGAGCCCATGAGCTACGAAGCGTACAAGCGCAAGTTCAGCAACGAACGCCGCGCCGCGTACTCGTACTACGGGACACACGGCAAAGCCACACCACCGTACTATGACCTGACAACCAAGGAGCTACGCAAGTGAAACCGTTGAAGATCGTGAAGGACTGGGACCACGTGTACGAGCACGCGGCGCTGTACCGAATGGGTTTCGGACACGGGCCGGCGCACATCGCGTACGAGACGGTGCTGATGCTGCAAGTCCTCGACCGCGTGCTGAACACTGTGGACCCGATCACCGTGCTCGAACTCGGTTCGGGTCCGCGTTCGTTCTACAAGGACGCGTTCTTGCGCTACGCGCCGACTGCGCTGAAAGCTCCGGTTGCCAAGTACCTAGGCTCCGACTTCGTGGTCGAGCCGGGCGTTCGCGATGTGATCCCCTGGGACTTCACCAAGGTGCTGAAGACGAAGCTCCGCGTGAACGTCGTACTGATGCCCTACTACCTCGTGAACTCGCTGATGGACTTCACGACGTTCAAGCCCATGAGTCAGCCACTGGTGCAGCAGTTCTGGAACTCGGTGTCCACAGTGCTCGAGCCCGGTGGCTTGCTCGTGGCGCACACGCCGTACCAGTCTGAGGCGAAGCGCGACCGGTGGAAACGCGAGAGGTTCATACAGCACGCGCTGATCGGCTACCACTTGGTGCCCGAAGTGGAAGCCGTGTTCGGCTTGCAACCAGGCACGTTGAAGACCCCGGTGTTCTACAAGTCGCACAGGTCAGTTGGGCACGACGACGTGTACAACTGGGACACCGTGCGGCGCATCGTCATCAACGGGGAGACCACACGAGGTCAGCCTGTATCGCTGGAAGCACGGTTCCGCAAGTCCACGCTGTACTACCCGGTGGGCAAAATCCAGTACGTGCAGTCGCAGAAGCTCGTACCTGTGGCGAAGTTCTTGGATGCCGAGCGTGCGGACTTCGAGGACCTGGTGACACCGGTAGCTCTCAAGGCCTTCACGGACACGCAGTATTGGACGGTGTACCGCAATGCCTGACGTGACGCTGTACGAAATCGAGTACGACCAGACCGTAGACACCGTGTACGATCTGCTGTCGTTGCTCGAAGAGTACCCTGTAGGCTGTGCGCCTGAAGACGTGGCACACTGGATGTCCAACTGGGATCGCTTCCGCATTGTGCTGGCCTACCGAAGGGGTAAACCAGTGGGGTTCGCCGTGGTGTTCGTCACACCCGGCTACAAAGAGATGCCCTTCGATGTGAACCACGTGCTGCTCGACGTGCTGTACGTTAGAGCCCGCTACCGTGGTCAGAACATCGGGCAGGTACTTGTGGACTACGTGAAGTCCGAGTACCCATCGGGATTCACCGTGCGCACGGACGTGGCCGACGCCATTCGCTTCTACAAGCGTGAAGGCTTTCGCGTGCTACAAACGGAGCCGCATGCGCTGGAACTAGGCACAACAGGGACGAGACTAGCATGGCAACCGAAGAAGCGATGAGCGTAGGGGACTCGAAGGTCGAGCACGCCGTCCGCACGCTAGCGAAGATGGCGCAGGTCTATGGGGCTCACGAGTTCCAGATGCAGTACGAGCACTTCAGCATCGGCGAGTTGCCTTACGAGGTCAGAGAGACAGGAGATCGTGGGTTCATCCCCATACCGTTCGCTCAGATGGAGTTTCCGGCAGAGTGGGAGACCGTGCTCAACGCGCTAGGTCAAGAACGAGCGTCGCTTATCCGGGTCGTAGACGATGGGTCCTCGGACTGCGTGGTGGACGTACCCGCAACCAAGGAACTGCTGTGGAAGCAGCAGCGGAGATTCGCACGCACATGGGTCGAGAACCTGGTATTCACGACGGAGGCGCCTGCGACATCCGTGATCGAAGAACTGCTGGAGTCGAACAAGAAGCGGTGGCTAGCCCGAGGTATCGTCCAAGAACCTGGCTCCCTGGCGACGACGCTACTGCGGTTGGCACACGTCTTCGGTCCACGTACCGTCTACTACGTGTGGGACGCCTCTAAACTCATCGCCGTGATCGAGACGCAGGATCTTCCATCGGGACCGACGTATTGGGTAAATACCTACCTATGCGCGGACGCCAACCGTAGTGGTCTTGGCAACACGTGCCTGCTGTACCTGATGCTTCAGCATCTAGGGCACTCCGTAGACCTTGGAATCTCGATCCTGGAGTACAAAGCGCTGTGGAAACCACGTATCACGTCTGTCAAGGGGTTTGACTGGCTATGAAGAAAGCTCTGTGCGTCTTCGCGCATCCTGATGACTCGTTCCTCTTCGCGCACAACATCAGACGCAGCACCCCTGATGTCGAGTGGTTCGATCTGTGCCTCACGTACCGTGCAGATCAGCGCAGAGGTCGAGAGTTCGTACAGGCCTGCGCCATCATGGAATCGCAGCCGTTGCTAGCGGGGCTCATCGACAACGTGTATGAGACGCCAGCACCGAGCGTGTACCAAGAGGCAGTAACGCATACCCTGGGTACCGCAGGCTTGACCTTGGATGACTTCACTACGGTGGTCACGCACAATCCAGTTGGCGAGTACGGGCATGGTCATCACAAAGCTGCGCACCGCGCGCTCGTGGGCCTACCGTTCACCGCGCAGCTTCTGATGCCTGCGCACAACTACGCTGTACCCGAGACGACGTACGTGTCCATGGACAAGCTGAAGAGCCCCCTCGTGGACCTGTTCGAGTCCGAGCACTACCTGCTGTTTCACTTCGACCTGATAACGGAAGGCTTCGTCACATGGCAACGATAGTCATACGGAGCCCGGAAGCTACGTTCAGGCCTGAAGGGTACATCGTCAACCACGTTGTCCGCGAACTGGTTGACGCCGGTGTTCACGTCACGGAACTCTGGTCGGCACCGTCTCCCGCGGTGTCCGCACAGACAGGCTTCTTCGACAACGCCACGCTATCTCGTGCTCATCTGGAAGCCGTGCGCAAGGCAATAAGCGTGGTGCGCGATGGTGACACCGTGTTCTTCTCTGACCTACTGGGACCGCCGCTTTCAGTGTTGCGCATGCATGCGTACTGCGCGAAGATCAGGATCACCGTGTGCGGAGTGCTGCACTGCTTTGTCAACCGACCTCGGGACTTCCTATACGATGCGCCACCCTGGGCATACCAGATGGAGTCTCACATGCTGGAGTGCGCGGACGAAGCCTACGTTGCCACCCCGCACGGTCAGGAGTGCATACGCGGAAACCGCTTTGTCTCGGAAGCTCAGTTTCAGAAGGTCAAAGTCGTGCGGTTCCCTTTTCTGGTGGAGCCGCGTGTCACGGAGAAGCCGTCGAGGCGACGAGTGGTGTTCGCGCACAGGTGGTCCCCTGAGAAGAACCCGCAGCAGTTTACGCAACTGGCAGCGTTGGCAGCAGCCCAGGGTCTGGACATGGAGTTCGTGGTGCTGCACCCGACGCCGTTGCCGGCCGAAGTCCAAGAACAAGCCCACGTGAAGTTCATTCTGTGCCGCACGCGAAGTGACTACGAACGGGAACTACAGTTGGCGCACTTCGTGTTCTCGGCATCCATGCTGGAGTCTTTCGGCTACGCCATCATCGACGGGCTGTCCTACGACGCGATCCCCGTAGTCCCCGACGTGTCTTGCTACCCCTTTCTGTACAAGCCCGAGTACGTGTACCCGCCGGGTGACTTGCAGGCTGCTCTAGCGTGCATGTCGCGGCAGCATCAAGGGTTTCCGCTGCAAGAGTGGTACTCAGAGGCTCCCACCATAGGGGCGAGCGTTCTTTCACTGACATCAAGGCACCAGACATGAACCTGCATACTGCACACCACGGCAAAGACGAGAGCGGACGAGCGCCGATCATCGAGGGCTACATTCGCCAATCCGTGGACTTTGCGTTCTCGAACATGGGGAGCACAGGTTCGGCGGTGAAGATGATGGACGTGGGTGCCGACTACGGCTATGCCATGCACTACGCAGCGACGACTTACGGTGCCCAGGTGTGGGGGCTAGAGCCGTACACGCAGAGCAACGTGTGGGGTCTGAACATCATGCAGGGCTCGGTGGAAGACCCGGCATTGCAATACCGGTGGCTCGCCGCTACATGGCCGAAGGTCGATCTCCTGTTTCTCAACCACGTGCTGGAGCACTTCTGCGATCCACATGTTGCGCTGATGAATCTCCGGCATCTGTTGAAGCCCGATGGCTGGATTTTCGTGGCGACGCCGGAAGCGAACTCGGAATGGGCACTATGGGACGGCCACTTGTCGATCTACACAAGGCCGTTCACCGACTACCTGATGAACATGCACGGGTTCATGGTGGAAGCTCGTGACGAGAAAGAATTCAGACCAGGGAACGTCGAGCTATGGACGCTCGCAAGGAGTGTGTAAGTGGACAAGCGAATTGCGGTGTGTGTCTCCGGTGGACTCGACAGCTTTCTTGCCTACCGTTGCGCGTGTGCACGGTACGGCAAAGACAACGTGGCCTCCGTGTTCATTGACTACGGACAACCGTATCTGACCAAGGAGGTGCGTGCGGTAACGCAGTTGATCCCCGATGTCACGTGTGTACACGCGGAGTTGGCGGTGCCCGCATTGTTCAACGTGCCGACGGTGGAACATCAGGAGGTCTTCGGTCGGAACATCCTGCTGGCGTTCTACGGTGCGCAGTTGGCACCTGAAGTGTGGCTGTCGGCGTTGGAAACGGAAATGAACGTGACGGCAGTGCGGGACAAGCAGCCGGAGTTCCTGCACATGCTGTCTGCGCTGTTCACCTACACGTTCGTCACCAAGAGGGCGGAGACGGTGGTGACAACGCCGTTCCGTCATCACACCAAGTCAGACATCGTGGAACTGGCGCTGGACGAAAACTGGGCTTCCCAACAGGAGATACTGAGCACCGTCAGTTGCTACGATGGAGCGCATCAAAACTGCGGAGCCTGCAGTACGTGCTTCAAGCGATGGTTAGCCATGGTCAACAACGGGATACACGAAGACTACGTGCTGTCACCGCTGCTCAACCACTACGGGCGTACGGTCTGTCGGTTGATGGCGGAGGAAGAAGCCACCGGAAAACGAAGCGGCCGGTTCTCTGCTGCGCGAGTGCAGGAGACCAAAGCGGCGCTCGCCAAGGTCGGGTACTCCCTGGAATCGTTCGGCAACGCGTGAAGGAACACCAGATGATTGCCTATGACTTGGATGGTGTGCTCGTGTCCGACGTGTGGTCCCTCGACCTTGAGTACCGCATTGCCACTCGGAACTTCCTGAAACCCGTGTTCGTGCCGCAAGGTGAGTACGCGATCATCACAGGACGCCACGTAGCGGACGCCAGGGCCACGATGGAATGGGTCGCGCTGCACCTACAACGGAACCCGCCTGTAGCGTTGCACATCGGAGCTACTGAAGGTGGCGCACGAGCGTCGGCTGCCTGGAAAATCCGGGTGCTCCGGGAGCATCCTGAGTACCGGACGTTCGTGGAGTCCGACGAGGGGCAGTACAAGGAGATTCGGGACGCGTTGCCGGACACCCGCGTTCTGCACTTCGAGTACGAACTGGGCGCCAGATTGGCGTTCTAAACCACCCTGTTGGGACCTCCAACGACGGGGTTTCCCGCAGGAATAACGAAGCCGGGTACAGCCGATGGCCGTACGCCGGCTCTTTTTGCGCCCGGAATCCGTTCTCCGCGCTCGCGGAACCACGGTAATTTCACGGCACCCGAAACTTGGAGGTACATACATGGCGATCACATTCGGCGGCGCCCTAGGTGGCGCGGCAGTCAAGGTAGCGGTCCTCGCTGGCGTTGCCGTAGCGGCATGGTGGGGCTACATGGAGTGGCGGTCCACCGTGTACCAGGAAGGCTACGACGCGGCGATCAAGGTCGCAACGGCAGACTGCGAAGCCAAGCGCAAGGCGTACTTCGACGGCGCGGCGGAAGCGGCAGCGCGAGTGGAAGCAGCAGCCTCGGCGGCAGCCGACCGGCTCACCGCGCTGAACGAGGAAACGGCTGCGAACGTCGATGCCACGGTGAAGACCGCGATGCGCAAGTGGAAGAAGACGCCGCCCATCGTGTACAACAAGACGACGAACAAGTGCGCGCCGTCCGTCACGTTCCAACTCGACTGGGCGCTCATCAACAAGGCTGCGAACGCTCGTGGCTACGTCGTGGTGCCGGCTACGCCGGGAGCACAGAAGTGAAAACCTGGGTCTTGCTCACTGCCGCGCTGGCCGGTTGTGCGGGACCCCGCGTGAACATGCCAGCGTTCGTTCCCGACCCGAGCCAACAGGTGAAGCTCGTGATCGACCCGAGGTTGCTGGAGCCGTGTCCTCCACTCCCTGAGGACGTGAAGATCGTCGAGATCGAAGACATCCTGGTCGTGAAAGCCCAAGAGGCAAAGCTGTATGCGCAGTGCCGTGCTCGTCATGGCGAACTCAGTGATCTGGTGCGGAAGGAGCTTCAGAAATGACGACGATGAGCATGGTCGAGGGCGAGACATGGACTCGCGAGTTCGTGATCGACCGGAACAACGACATGGGGTTCACGGACGTGACGTGGGGCATCGACTTCACGCTGTACGACGCGGCGGACCCGGAGACGCCGCTGTTCACGTCCTCGACGGGGAACGGCAAGGCCAAGTGGCTGCAACGCGGCGTCGCGCGCGTGGTCATCCCACAGAACGACGTGCAGGGCTTCACCTTCGCCACTGCGGCGTTCAGGCTGCGCGTGGTCAACGGCGCAGACACCGTGGATGATCCGGCTGGTCGTGCCTGGGTGTGCATGCGCGGAACCTTCGACATCGTGAGCGCTGCTCCGGGCTCCGCAACAGGAATGAGGGCCTTCTGATGGAACAACTGTACAAAGGCTCCGATGGAGTCCGTGTTCGCGTCTTCGGATTCAATGAGGCCGTGGCGGCGCTGTCCGCTGCGCCGGCTCCGACGCCGGCTCCGGCTCCACCGGGACCCACAGCGCTCCCTGCGTTGATCCCAGGTGCGATGATTGCGCTGACGCCCGTGAACGACGTGACCTACCTGGGTACCGTCGTGGATACCGGAGGCATCGACCTGACTTCTGCGTCCGTTGTCGGCAACGAGTTCAAGATCGTGCTGGCGAATCCCGGCGGTGCAGCGGCTACTGTGTCGCTGAAGCTCGGTCCCACGTACACATCGGTCGTGGCGATCCCCGTAGGGACGCTCGCCGTCGTGATGTCGTTTACCGTCGCAAGCGCTGGACTGCTCACCGCAGTCGTCCAGTTCACGCCCCTGGTGTGACCATGAATGCGAACCAGATACGTGCGGTTGCTCCCACGGTGGACCCTGGCATCTGGCTTCCGCTGCTGACAGCCGCAGCAGCGAGGTTCAACATCGTCGGTGTCCAGGCGGAGGCTGCGTGGCTAGCGAACGCCGGTCACGAGTCAGCGGGGTTCACCGTGCTGGAGGAGTCGCTGAACTACAAGTGGGTGGCGTTGCTCGGGCAGTGGCCGCGCAAGTTCGACCCGGTTACGGCCGTGCGCGTCGGTCGCGTGGACACCGTGGTCACTTCCGGGGGCCGCACCGGCGTGTACAACGGGTCCCAATTCATTCCGACGGCGGCGCATCGAGCGGACCAGCAGAGCATTGCGAACATCGCATACGCCGGGAGATTCGGCAACGACGTGCCTGGCGACGGCTGGAAGTTCCGTGGGCACGGGTTGTTCCAACTGACGTTCAAGGACAACTACGCGCAGTACGCGGCGGCGGTCAACGCGCCCTCGGTGATGAACGACCCGAGTCTGCTGTCGAAGCCGGAGCACGCTGCGTCTTCGGCAGCCTGGTTCTGGAAGTCCAAGGGGCTGTCCCAAGTGCTGGCATCGCGTGGCTTCGATGCCGTGTGCATCGCCATCAACGGTGGAAAGATCGGACTGCCCGAGAGGCAACAACTGTATGCGCGCGTCGTAGCCGCAACCTGAGGAGCACCCATGTTTGTCGAAGCAATCAACACGAACCCCCAGCTTGGGCTGCCGGACCCGGCATCCAAAATCTGGGACCATCGGAGTTCGCCGGCGTACGTTTCCAAGGACGCCGGCACCGGAACCACCGCCGTCGGACTTGCCGCTGGTGAGAAGCGAGTGGTCCCGCTGACAATGCACACGCCGTACGTCAACGATGACGGCGTACTCAGCCTGCAAGCGTCAGCCGCTGTCACCGTCAAGGTCACGACGCTGCCGTTGTCGGAAGTCCAGGCCGCAGCGGCCGCAGTCGCTGCCGGCGGGCCTGCACCTACAGCGATGTGGGCACCTGTGACAGTGGCAGCAAACTCAGTGGTGACGTTGCCGACGAACGTCACGGGCGTGTACCTGGAAGCGGCCGGAGCCGCGTACGTGGTCATCCGGAGGACCTGACATGCGCATTCTCGATACCACGGTGACGGCCGCGTTGCCAACTTCGGGGGCCACAGCGTTCGCTGCGATTCTGCTCACGGCAGGGAAGCACTACGACGAAGCGAAGACCGGCATCCTCAAGAAGTCGAAGAACGACTTGGCACCTCTGTGGAGCCTCGCCGACGACTTCGTGTACGGGCACGGCGGCGCAAAGCGCGCATGGCGACTGTTCCGCAACTGGTGCGACTCTCCGCCGACCGCGAGTTCCGACGATGAAGAGTACGGCCCGTACGAAGACGCACTGAAGGAAGTGCGGAGCAAGAAGTTCCGCGACCGCGTGAAGAACGACGGCGCACTCACGCAGGAGCAAGCGCAGGTCGCGCTAGACGCGCTGGCCTGGTGCGTCACAGGGTCGCAAACGGCGTTTCTTCGGATTCGCAAGCTCGGCACCTCGGTGGGTTTGCCGGCTTCTGTCTTGTCCCTGCTGTTCGTCGAGTCCGGAACCCAGGACAAAGAAGTCAAGACGCTGACCGCGCTGTACCGCAAGTACAAGCTGCCGATCCGCCCGGACTTGCGGCTGACCGTCGGAGAAGCGACAGCGTTCGCCGAGGAGTATCCCGAAGAAGCCAAGCGCATGTCCGACATGCGCAAGAACGCGCTGAAGGTCTTCAAGACCGAGTTGATGAACTTCATTCGCGGAGCCGGCGGCCCGCAACCGGTGGAGCACGTGCGCAAGCACATGCAAGCACAGGGCATCCTCGTCACGAGACTGCCACCCGACGTGTTCCGAGGGCAGATCGGCGAAGACGGCAAGCTGTTCACCACCGCAGGCGAACCCATCGACGGCGGGTACTCCGACGACATGGTGCTGAACCCGAACTACGACCCGCAGAAGGACAACGGGTACGTGTACAAGTACAAGGCCACACCGGATAGCCCGGGGTGGACAACGGTGTTCACGCGCTCCTGGAACCAGCGCAGCGACGACAAGACGTTCAAGCTCGCTCAGGAGCTCGAAGACAACCTGGACACCGTACGGTCCAAGCTCATGAAGGCCATGCGTGGCTCGGATCGCAAGAGCCAGGTCCTGGCGGCCATGCTCGAACTCCAGTACCTGACGGCCATGCGCATCGGCAACCCCGGTGGTGCAACCAAAGGGAAGGACGGCGTGGTCGAACCCACCTACGGGTTGACCACGTTGGAAGTCCAGCACGTACGAGTGCGTGGTCCGGGCCTGGTCATCGTGTTTCACGGCAAGTCCGCTGTCGAAGCAACGTACACGGTGACGCCTGTGGACGCGAGGATGAAGCTCGTCATCAACATCGTCAAGTCGCTTCTCGTCAACGAGGATGGGTCGCCGAAGGCCAAGACCGACTACGTGTTCGAGGACCGCTCCGGTCGGTACAACAGCGCGCGCGTGAACAAGTACCTGCGGTCGATCACGGGCATCACGGGCATCACGAACCACAAGATTCGGCACATGCGCGGCACCGCACTGGCGCGCACGGCCATCGCTGATATCCCGATGCGGCTGACGCAGGATTCGGCAGAGCATCAGTTCCTGGATGCCATGACCAAGGTCGGCAAACTCCTGAACCACGTGAAGGGTGTCGTCGGCGGAGCCAGGCAGGTCACGCCGGACACCGCGATCAAGAACTACGTGGACCCGAAACTCATGCTCGACTTCTTCCGCACACGGGGCCTGCGCATTCCCAAGAAGCTCCAGCAGTTCGCCAACCGATAGGAGCGACCATGACAACGGACATCCGCGTCCAGGTCTTCACCGTGTACAACACGACGAACGAGCGGATGATGTTTCGCAACCTCATCATCCCCGGGAAGTCGGCGCGCACGACTGAAGACTCGACGCTGTTCCTCGAACCCGACGTGCAGATGGCAATGCGCGCTCATGCCATCGAGGTGGTGCCCGACCCTGGTCTGTTCTACGCAGCATCGTCTGGTATTCCCGAGACAGCGACGGGAACCGGAGGCACTGGCGGCGGCACCGGCACCGGTGGAGGTACAGGTACAGGCGGTGGCACTGGTACGGGGACCGACGACAACAACATCGTCCGCACGTACCGCAACGCCGACGGGTTCGCGTTCTCGCCGGGGATGCCCGTGTACGTGCCGGGTGCAGATCAGGCGTTCGCTGCCGTGGGTAATTTCGATGGACGCAACGTCATCGGCTTGTACCGGGGTACCGCGCTGCTTCCTGTTGGTGCTTCCGGCGAGTTCCTGGTCGAAGGTACGCTGAACATGAGCGCTGGCGATTGGGACGCGATCACCGGCACCGTCGGCGGACTCGTTCGCGGCAAGAAGTACTTCCTCGACCTGGTGACACCAGGTCACATCCGGCTGTTGGTACCCCGTACAGGTATCCCCAGTCCGTCATACCAAGTCTGCGTGGGCTATGCACTCACGAGCACCGAGTTCAAACTCGAAATCCAACCACCTGTACGACTAGCCTGAAAGGCACATCATGTTTAAGCTCAAGATGGACAGCACCGTGCTCATGGTCGATGGCACCGAAGCCAAGTTCCCGGAGAACCCCCTGACGTTGCGCAGCGTTGTCGTCACTGCGCTCGTGAAGGTGGCCGAAGGAGACCAGTTCTTGCCGGTGGAAGCACGAGCCTACCGTACGGAACTGGCGACTCGTGCACAACGTCAGGACACGCTGGCGCTGTCTCTCGCTGACGTGGTGTCTCTCACCCCGTTGATCGTCCGCTCGTTCACGAGCCCTCTGGTTCTCAACACGTGGCTTCGCATGCTCGAAGACTCCGTGAAGTCCGTACCCACGGTGACCGAAACACCACCACCTCAGGAGTAATCCATGGCCGCACAGAAACCACTGTACATCGACGTAAACAACGACCACTCGGTCTTCCTCACAGGGGACTTCGTTGATGTCACCAATGGCGGTACCGGGGCAGTCGATGCTGCCGGTGCTCGCACAAACCTCGGACTCGCGCTCGGCACGAATGTGCAAGCGTGGGACGCCGACCTCGACGCGGTGGCAGCGCTCGCGTCCACGGGCATCCCCGTACGCACGGGTGCTGGCACCTGGGCTCAGCGCACGTTGCAACCACCGGCCGCTGGTCTGACGATCACGAACCCCGCTGGCGTTGCCGGTGATCCCACGTTCGCGCTGGCGAACGATCTGTCGGCGCTGGAAGCGTTGGGGTCCACAGGTTTTGCCGTGCGCACAGCGGCGGACACCTGGGCACAGCGGGTGATCGCCACAGCAGGCGCAACGCGAATCGCCATAACCAACGGCGACGGCGTAGCCGGCAATCCCACGATTGACCTGGCGAACATCACGGACTCGGGCGTCGGCACGTTCAAGAAGATCACGGTGGACACGTTCGGACGTGTCACGGGCACCACAGCGGTGGTCGCCGCAGACATCACGGCACTGGTGGACGCGACGTACATCAACGTCGGTGGCGACACCATGACGGGCTTCCTCACGCTGAACGCTGATCCCACGAATGCGCTGCACGCGGTGACCAAGCAGTACGCGGATGCCATCGGTGCAGGGCAGCGTGTGAAGACCAGCGTGCGCGCGCTCGGCAACACGAACGTGTCCACAGCGAATCCCGGCACCGCCGTGTTCGATGGCGTCACGCTGAACAACGGGGATCGTCTGCTGCTGACGGGTCAGACCTCGCCGGCGGAAAACGGCCCCTGGGTGTTCAACGGCGCCGGCGCTGCGCTGACGCGGCCTGCTGACTACAACACGAGCGCGCAGGCGGCTCCGAACGACACCTTTTGGGTGAACGAGGGCACGAACTTCGCGGACACAGCGTGGACGCTGACCACGAACGGCGTCATCACCCTGGGTTCCACAGGCCTGACGTTCACGCAGTCCAGCGGCCTGGGTCAAGTGGTGGCCGGTGCGGGTCTGACGAAGACCGGGAACCAACTGGACATCGGCACTGCGAGCACCGCGCGCATCGTCGTGAACGCCGACAACATCGACCTGGCAACCACGGGCGTCACCGCCGGCACGTTCACGAAGATCACGGTGGACGTGTATGGGCGTGCGACAGCGGGTGCCACGGCGACACCGGCGGACATCGGTGCACAGCCTGCGGACTCCGACCTGACGGCGCTGGCGAACATCGCCACAACCGGTCTGTACGCAGTCACCGCAACGGGCACGTCGGCCACGCGGACGTTGCAGGCACCGGCCGCCGGCTTCACCATCACGAACCCCGCAGGCGTCGCTGGTGATCCGACGTTCGTTCTCGCCAACGACCTCGCTGCGCTGGAAGCCCTGGCCGGCACCGGTATCGCGGTGCGTACGGCGGCCGACACCTGGGCACAGCGACAAATCGTCTCTGCGGGTGGTCGCATCTCCATCACGAACCCCGCAGGCATCGCCGGCAACATCGACGTGGACCTCACTTCCGGGGTCGTCACACCGGGCACGTACAACTCGGTCACGGTGGACACGTACGGTCGCGTCACCGCTGGCTCTGTGGCCTCGGCTACCGTGGACTCCACGGTGGTTGCGTTGCAGAACAACCAAGGCGCTGCAACTGCCATCGGTCGCGCCGTGTACACGGACGCTTCGGGCACCGTGAAGCTCGCGCAGTCGAACGCGGCGGGCACTTCCAAGGTCACGGGCCTGCAACTCGATGTCAACGTGAACGCTGCGGCCACCGGCAACTACGTCACGGAAGGCGTGGTCACCGCGACTACCGTGCAGTGGGACGCCGTGACCGGCCAAGCTGGCGGTCTGACACCGGATGCCTACTACTACCTGAGCGGCAGCACCGCCGGCGCGATCACGCCGACAGCACCGACGACGAACTACCTGTGCCGCATCGGCAAGGCGGTTTCGACAACGAAGATGCTGGTGCGCGTGGAACCCCGTGTCCGTCTGACCTGATCTTCAGGACCGTAAATGGCCGCGATCTCAACCGTCCTCTACGTTGACCCGACGACGGGTGACCACTCGGTCATCCTCGCCGGCGACACGATAGCACCTGCTCTGTTCCCAGCGGCGGTTTCGGCGCTTGCATCCCTGGCGCTGGTGCAGGGTGACATCCTGTACCATAACGGCACGGCGCTGACGAGGCTCGCGGCAGGGACCGCAGGGCAGGTGCTGACCACTGGAGGCCCAGCCGGAAACCCAAGCTGGGCGGCCGCCGGCGGCGCAGGTGTGACATCGCTGACGGGGACTCTGAACCAGATCACGGTGTCGTCGTCAACGGGTGCCATCACGTTGACGTTACCGCAGGACATCGCGGCAACGTCGTCGCCGACGTTCGTGGACGTGACAACAACGGGGATCCACAAGAAGGGTACGCTGACGTACGTTCCGACAAATCCGTTGACGACGTTGCAGTCCTCTGTGAACAGCCACAACCAAGTGGTCGTTCAGAACAGCAACGCAGGCACCTCCGCGTCGTCGAACTTCGTCGTGAACAACGACGTGAGTACGGACACCACGAACTACGGCGAGTTCGGGATCAACAGCAGTGCGTTCTCGGCGACCGGCAGGCTGAACGCTGCGTCCATCGTGTACGTCGCAGCACAGAACTACCCGTTGGTACTCGGTACGTGGACCGCGCAGCCCATCGACTTCGTGGTCGGCAACGCCGCGTCACCGAACCTGCGAATCGGCGCTGCGAACCAATGGGAACTCGCTGGAGTCGCCGGCACTGCTGGTCAGGTGCTGACGAGTCAGGGTGCGGCAGCGGCTCCCACATGGACAACGCTGACGATTGCTACGCCAGGCGCGGACAAGCAGGTGCTGTTCAACGACGCAGGCACCGGTGCTGGCGATGCTGACCTAACCTGGGACAAGACGGCAAACGTGTTGACGTTGAACGGCACGATCAAGCTCGCTGGTGGTGCCCCCGGTGCCGGTAAGGTGCTGACATCTGATGCCACCGGTGCTGGATCGTGGCAGACACCGGCATCCAGTTCCTCCGTCTCTCTCGGACTCGTCTACGCAATAGCCGCCGGCTACCCTCTGCTCTAACCAACAGGACCGACCATGCCAGGAAATCCATCACCCATCTTCTCCGCCGTCGGTGACATCCAAGGCGGCGAGATACTGACAGCGGCAGCCGCTGACGTTACCGGCCAAGGCGTGAACAACGTGGTGGTGTTCACTGCGAACGCCGTGAACGGGGGCTTCGTCCAGCGACTGCGTGCGAAGCCCCTGGGGACGAACGTCGCCTCCGTGCTCCGCATGTACATCAACAACGGGTTACACCGGTTGGCAACGGCGTTGGCAACGGTAGCCGGTACGCCCACAGGGACTCCAAGTGCGGCCGGTGGCACGCTCGCATCAGGCAACTACTTTGCGAAAATTGTCGCGGTGGACGGCTACGGAGGAGCAACAGCACCGTCCACGGAAACGGCAGCGGTTGCCGTCACGGGACCTACCGGCAGCATCACCTGGAACTGGACAGCGGTAGCCGGTGCGGTGTCGTACCGGATTTACGTGGGCCCGGTGACAGGTGGACAGGTCACGTACTTCACGTCCACCACGAACTCGCTCGTGCAGACAGCCATGATCGGAACACGGGACTCCATCGGTGTTCCGAACAACAACAACTGGTTCTACGGTGAACTGACGCTGCCTGCGACAACGGCGAGCGCAAACTCCGCGTTGCTCGACGCGGATTACCCGTTGAACCTCGCGTTGCCGCCGGGCTACCGCATCATCTGCGGCCTGGGTACTGCGGTCGCCGCCGGCTGGCAAGTCGGGGTCATCGGCGGAGCCTACTGATGCTCGACTTCTCGCACCTGCCGGACAGCGTAGGTGCCCACCTACAGTTTTTCACAGGTGCGGACACGTTGGCAGCGGGTACCGGTGGCAAGGCCTGGCCGAAACCACGAAACTGCTCTATCGTGTTCATGCTCTGCCAAGGAGCTGGCGGTGGTGGTGGTGGCGGGCTTACCGGAGCGGCGGCAACCGCACGCGGTGGCGGTGGCGGTGGAGGCTCTGGTGCGATCACCACGCTGATGATTCCGTCCTTCATGGTCCCTGACGTGTTGATGGTCATGCCAGGTGTCAACGGACTTGGAGGTGCGGTGGGTGCGGCGGGAACCACAGGTGCGGCTTCTTACGTGTCCGCAGAGTTCGTGCCGAACAACGCGCTGAACTGCTTCTGCATAGCGGCAGGCGGAACAGGCGGAACAGCAGGTACAGCAGTGACACCGGGTGCAGCAGGTGCTGGTGGCGCTGCGGCAACAATTGCGACGATGGGACTCGCTGGCGGTGGCGTGTGGCGGTCGTTCGCGGGGCAAGCCGGTACCGCAGCAGGTGCCGTTGCCGGCGCAGCCGGAACGAACCAGACGCTAGCGTCTGTCGGTCAGATCGCTATGGGCGGCACAGGTGGCGGAAGCACGACGAGCGCAGCGTTCCCTGGCGGCGTGGTCAACCCAATTGCCGGGGCCCTGCTGTCGCAGATCATGCCCGACAATCTGGCGACCACGTTGTTCGCAGCGGGGTTCACCGTGCGAGGACCGACGTACCCGTTTTTCTCAGCACCAGGGCTCGGCGGCTCCGCAAACAACGCTGGTGCTGCAATCCCTGGTGGAGACGGAGTGAACGGTGGCGGTGGTGGCGGTGGTGGCGGTGGTAACCCAGCGGGTGCCGGCGGCAACGGAGGCCACGGATTCATCATCATGGCGGCTTGGTAACATGCTCGATCTCAATCACGTTGCCGATGGCGTCTCTTTCACGAGCCTGGTCACCGCGTCGGGAAACGGCGTTTGGCTCAACTGGAACAAGCCCCGTGGCTGCTCCCAGGTGTACATGGTGGCAGCCGGTGGCGCAGGCGGTGGTGGTGGCGGGTTTACCGGAGCAGCGGCTACCGCACGTGGCGGTGGCTCTGGCGGTGGTGCCGGAATGCTGGCCGTCGCATGGGTCCCTGCGTACTTCATGCCCGACGTGCTGTACCTGCAAGTGGGGTTCGGCGGACTTGGCGGTGCGGCAGCATCAGTAGGCTTCGCCGGTTCCAACTCGTACGTCTCGGTGGCACCGAGTTCCGCACAAGCCAACCTGTACCTCACAGGGCAGGCTGGTGGTGCTGGTAACCCAGGTTCAGCTACGGCGGGTGGTGCTGCAGGCACAGGTGGTGGCGCAATCGGCATTGCCGGGTCTTCGCTATCTTGCTGTGGGCTGTTCACGAACCTACCGGGTGCTCCTGGTGGCGCGGGTGGCGCGCAGACAGGTGCCGTTGGCGCAGTGAGTTCTATCACGTTGACCGGTGCGCTACGCGGAGGCTGTGGTGGTTCCGGCACCACATCTGCGGACTTCGCCGGCTCCGTAGTGACGCCAACGGGAACGCAGTCTGCGCCCACCGTGTTCTACGATCCGTACACGCAAGCTGCGGCGCCTGCAGGATCGACAGTGACACCGTTCGCCAACATGCTGCTACGGCCTCCGATCAACATGTTCTACGGGTGGCCGGGCAATGGCGGTGCGTCGTCGAACGCGGCCACAGGTGGTCCTGGCACCGACGGATCCTACGGAAACGGTGGTGGCGGTGGTGGCGGTGGCGTCACAGGCGGCGCCGGTGGTCGCGGTGGCGACGGTTTCATCTTCATTTGGGCCTGGTAAGCATGCTCGATCTATTCCACATGGTGACCAGGGCTCACGAGAACGGCGACTACCAAGTCTTCGGGCCCACAGGTGCGAACCCCGTGGTGCAGAAGTTGGTGAAGCCCCGTGGTGCCAAGCTCATGTACGCCGTGGCCTTCGGTGGCGGTGGCGGTGGTGGCGCAGGAGCTACCGGAGCGGCGGCAACCGCACGTGGCGGTGGCGGTGGCGGTGGTTCCGGTGGTATGTACGTCGGCTTGTTTCCCCTGGCGTTGTTGCCTGACGCGCTGTACGTCGCGGTAGCGCCAGCGGCTGCCGCCGGTGCAGCGGGCACCGCCACGTACCTGTCGTTGTACACCGCGAACAACGTGCTGAACCACCTGCTATTGGCCCAGGGCGGCGGAGCAGGGGGAACGGGTACATCGACTGCGGTCGGTGCAGCAGGAACTGCGGCTACTAACCCGACGGGTCCGTTACTCGGTGCAATGTTTGGGCACACGCAGTTCACTTCGGGCCAAGCAGGTGCCGCTGGTGGCGCGATTGCCGGCGGAGCAGGGCCTCAGATAACGATTGCCGCAGGGTTCCGCGTCACCGGTGGCAACGGCGGTGCAGGCACAACCAGTGCTGACTTTGCCGGTGGCTTCCACGTAGCGACAGTCGGTGCGATGATCCCACAGGTACGGCCAGTGGGTCCGGCCGCAGGGTCCAACCCAGGAGGCGCAGGGTTCACCGTCGGCAACATCTTGGGTTCCAACAGCATGCCTCTGTTCTACTTCGGCGGCCAAGGCGGCTCGTCGTCGAACACGCTTCCGGGTGGCCGTGGTGGCGACGGGGCTCCCGGTTGCGGCGGTGGCGGTGGCGGTGGCGGAACCACCGGTGGCGCGGGTGGCTCAGGCGGCCCTGGTCAGGTCATCGTGCTCTTCTGGTAACGGGTAACGAAGGAACGTACATGAAGATCGTGGCGGCAACAACGCTCAGGGACTCGCTGATCGCGGATTTCGTCCGCAGGTTCCCCAAGGTGATGACACGCGCCGGTTCGTACGGCAAGTGCAAGTTCCTGAGCTACGAGCTTGCGCTGTACCTGCGCCGGCGGGGTGTTCGCGCCACCGTGCTGCACTGTCAGTCCCTGGCGAAGAACCACGGGTGGAAGAAGACTGCACACGCATCCTGGGTGGAGAAGCCTCGGTCCGAGTGGAGTCACTACGTGGTTGTGTCAGATGGCCTGGTGTACGACGTGACGGCACGCCAGTTCGACCAGGACCTACCGGTGCCGTTCGTGATCGACCGCGCGGTACTCAGCACCTACTGGGACACCGTGGAACGGGACACATTCGTGAACAACATGGTCACAGAAGTGCTGCGGTCGCATCTGGATGCCGGACGCACGCTGCGTCCTGGTGCCGTGAGCAAGATTGCGCCAGCAGCAGGCGCACAACAACTGCGGCCGCCGGTCGCCAACCCATAGGAGGCACCCATGGACGTTTCAGCATTCTCCACGTGGCTCGGAAACACCGTTGACCTCCCGGCACTGGTGTTGCTGTTGCTGCTCTACATGGGCTACCGTGTCACGCGCGCGACGCAAGCGAATCCGGAGAACGGGTTCGACTTCGCGGACATGCTGCGTGACGACCGAGGCAAGCCCAGTAGTTCACGCATGGCCGTGTTCGTGTGCCTTGCGCTCACGTCATGGGCGCTCATGTACATCGTGATCCACAACAAGGGTGCCGTGGACACGTGGCTGTTTCTAGGATACGCGGGCATCTGGTCCGGTGCCAAGGTCGTGGACTCCGCGCTCGCAGCGTACACGAAGACGAATGGGCCGCCGACTACGATGTACCGCAGTCCTTCCAGTATGCCGGTGTTGACCGACGAGGTTCAGGCACCTGAACCTCCGGCAGAGACTACGGCGACGGACGCAACGCCGCGCGGTAACCCCCAGGGCGCGCCGACGGCACGCGGCGGCAAACAACGGTAAGGAACATCGGAAGCGGCAGGTTCGCAGCGTCGAGCTTGGTACCCTTAGGCACCAGCTTGTCTTTCACAGCTTGGGCTTCCAGCCGCTTGACGTTGACGAATGTCACCTGTGTGAAGCCCGCGAACGAGCGCCGCAGCATGTTCGTTGCGGTGATCCCTGCGGTATCCGCGTCGAAGAAGATGACAACGTGTGTGGCTCCAAGCGCGAGCACGAGGTCCCGTTTCGCAGATGACCACACCTTCGCTCCGAGCACAGCAACGGCGGGCACGCCGTAGTACAGCAGTCGCAGCGCGTCACGTGGACCCTCAACCACGTATACCGTTGTTGCTCCTGCCGCGATCAGCTTGGCCGCTAGATCGTAGCCAAGAAGCCCCTGCTTCTGCGACCAAGTCCCGGGCGAGTTCACGTAAGATAGCTCGTTCCGGACCTTCGCCAGATTGGCTTTCACGTAGCCGACTGGTTCTCCGCCTACGGACACTGGCAACAACGCGCACTCGACTTTGCGCCTTGTGTCTACCGCCAGTTCGCAGCCGACGGCGTTGAGATACCCTCCGGGGAATCCCCTCCACTTGCGATCCACGGGCCACGGCTCCACGAAGTCCAGGTCGAAGTGCCGCACCGTCTCCTCATGGAGGTTGTCGGTGCTCAGCAACCGGGGGTCTGCTTTGCGCCCGTGAAACTCGGACACACGCGACGCCGCTGCCTCGTCCACGAGCGGCCACCCGAGCTTCTTCGCCAGCTTGTTCCAGAGGCCACGCTCGCCACAGCCAAAGCAGAACCAGAGTCCCGGTGGCTTCTTCGACCCGTGAACGAGGTTGATGCTCAGGCTCGGTGTCTTATCCGGGTGAAACGGACACCGGATCATCACGCCCTGGTTCGTGGACTTGATCGGGCGTGCGCGCTGCACCTGCGTGAGCATCATCCGGTGCGCGTCGTTCACGGCATTGAACTTGGCTCCGGGCACAGTGCCGACGGTCTTCGGCGCGCGGAACATCGGTGCGGGCATCACAGCGCTCCGTGATCGAGCCCCGAGCAGTTGGTTTCAGGGTCGTAGCGGAACGCCCAGCGATGAAGATCGGTGGCGTCCACGTAGCCAAGCACGTACGGGACATCGCGGGTCAACGGCGCACCAGTGTCACCAACGTGCATGGATTCCGGCGACCACGAGCCGTCACCGAAGAAGAAGATGCGCGTGCCCTCTCCGTCATGACCGAGGTCCACGGCAATGGCAGAGTCAACGCCGGGACCTGGGTGCTCCAACTGTGCGCGGCTGAACACCGGGGCACACACGTGCGTGACGAACGCGACGACGGCTACTCGCTTAGTCATGGTCTTTCTCCTGGAGGCCAGTACCGGAGTACGGTACAGACCGCATACGGGTGAACTCGGCGGTATAGCCTGGTGCCAACGAGGTACCAGCCTTCGACCACCAAGTCGTAGATTCCTGGGCGCATCACGTAGTTCCGGTCGAGAAGCACCAACGGCGTGCCCTTCAAAGCACTGAGGTCGATCACGTGTACATCGGGCTCCGCGAAGAAGCTCACAACGTGGTTACCGGCGACCGGTGCTACGATCATGCGCATGGTATTTACCGGCTGGCGTCACGGAGCGCACGGGCAGCAGCACCCGCCAGCGCGTCAGCCTTGGTGTTACCAGGATGACCGTTGTGGCCCTTCACCCAGGTAAACGCCACGTCGTGCGCCAGCGCGATCTCCTTAGCGAGCGCACGCCAGCGGTCGGCGTTGGCGACCCCGGTGTACCCGTTCGTAGCCCAGCGGTGCCGCCACGTCGTGGCCCCTGTTACCACGTACCGGCTGTCGCTGACGATCTTGAGCGCGACACCAGGCTTGTGCTTGCGAAACCACCGCAGGGCGTAGATTGCCGCATCCAGTTCCATGGCGTTGTTCGTCACGTCCAGGGCGCTGCCGCTGCGGCTGCCGTGCCGGCTGTAGAAGCCCCAACCGCCGAATCCGGGGTTACCCAGGCACGAACCGTCCACGTACACGGGAATCCGATGATCCTCGGTTTTCACCCCGGAGCCCGGCTTTTTCTTCACCAGCGGTACTCGCTCGGTAACCCACGGGAACCTCTCTGACAAACCGGGAACTACCGTTGCCAGTACCTCCAACGAGGCTAGTTGGTGCTGTAATTCGGTGACCAGCGTGGTCTGCTCGTCGCTCTCCACCCGCGTGAACCTCTTGAGTTCCCGTAGGGTTGGGAACACGATTTTCGAGGGCGTTGTTTCTCCGGTTTTCAGCAGCTTCGTGAGGCATCGTAGGAC